GTACCAATTCCAAGTTTTATCCGGAGCGGTTCCCTTTACAGTAATACCTGCGCCATCGGCCAAAGCATCTGATGGGGATGCTGTACTTGCAAGTTCAATATTTTTATCATCAACAGTAATGGTTGTGGAATTTACAGTAGTTGTAGTTCCATTAATAATCGTGTTTCCGTTAACAGTCAAAGTTCCAGCAACTACAACGCCAGCAGAAGTTACTGTCAATCTATCGGTATTTACGTCTGTATATCCACCACCAGAAACTACAAACTTTTTAGATTTTATTTGAACAACAGATTGACTAGAAGACTCGTCCCAGTATCCAGCAATAAGGGCATATTCTTCAGCAAAAACATAATCAGTTAAACCGGAGTGATATTTTTTATTAGCAATTAGCTCAAAACCAGAATCCCTATCACCAGTAATAGTTTTTAAAGACGATACGAGATCTACATAATCTCCACCATTATTTATGTATCTATATGTACCGCTAGTAACTGTCAAGGTTTCATAGTCAGTAGGGAGAACTACCTTTGATGCTAAAGAATCAGATGTAGTTACATTAGGAGAAACAAGCATAGATCTGCTGAAATTAGACTGCTTAAATCCAACGTAATTAAAGTAGTCTAAAGATGCAGTTTGAGTGTCAAGGTCTACGTTTATCCACTGTTTGGTGCCTTCAATAGAGGCCTGAGCGGGGTCGTAACTTGGAACTAGATCGGTTGTAGAGTACCATCTAATATTTGGAAGGCTGCCTCCAAAAAAGCTTTTATTAGTTGTGGATACGTATAAGTTATCTATTAAATATGAAAAACTAGTAATCTTTGTTGGAGATCCGCTAACATAACCCGCTCCATTGTGGGTATACATCCAACCAGGGATATCTATGTAGATATCTGCTTTGCTTGCATAGTTAGTGCTGTCAAGAGTCTTATATTTAATTGCAAGTTTATTTGCATCAATAATTATTGAATTAGATTTTTCCATATACGGAATGCCAATAGCCGCATCATGGTACCCAAGTGAGTAAAGTATAGGGTCAGAAATTAAATATTTACCGGTTCCGGCGTCCCAAAGAGCTTTAGTTTCTACAGATAAAACATCATAAAGATTTACAGTAGACCCGTTGCCAAAACGTAGTCTAATATCAGAAAGATTAAATGCAGCGTTTGTAACTGTATAAATATAGGCAGACCGAGTTCCGTAACCATCATCTCCAAGATCCACAGTTGTATTTGGATTACGTATTTCATCGACTGCAACAAGAGTTACATTGTCTTCAAGAGTATCCGTAGTGGTGTACCCAGAATCTATGTAAAAAGTAGTAGAACTTGGAGCAGGAGAAGACAAGACCGTCTGTGTTCTTGTATAACCACCAGTAACATTTTTTCTAGTTATGCGTCCTAAATACTCTCCAAGAAGAGAGTCAAACTGGACACCGTCAAAATCTAAAAGAACGGTGTCTCCACCAGACAACCCGTGGGCACCAGAAGTGTCAATTTGCCAATATAAAGCTCCACCAGGGCCGGCGTATCTTGAAACAGACGTAGGGACCGATCTGGTTGATGTGTACCTAGGAAATACTGTAAGACCTAAGTATAAAACTCTACCAAAATCATAAAGATTGTACTGATCGCCAACTGTGTAGTCTAATTTTCCAGAAAGATATGTAGATAACGCGCTAGACCAAATAGCCCTACCACCGTAGTTGCTATCGTATTGGTATTGAGGACCAACTCCACCATCATTAAATTGCTCAGTAGCAAAAGTTATTCCAGCACCAGCTGTCCAAGAAGACGTGCTGGCTATTCTAGATCCTCCGGAGTTTATGTACTCAAAACTTGGATTTTCTAGTAAGTTTACATCTTCAGCTGAAACGTAAGCAACACCAGTATTTGAGAAGTACCCATAGTCAAATTCAGATTTTGAGTAATCACGCAAATAAAGACCAGCGACATCTTTATTGTAAAAAGTTACATAGCCCTGAGACTCCGAATCAGCTACATCAGTGCCGGTGTTGCTGTAGCTAATAGTTCTATAATCTACATCAGTTACCTGTACTTTTTCACCGTTTGAGTTAAATGTAGTGTCATCTTCAAGACCAACAATTATGTAGTCCCCAACAAGAATGTCATGACCTTCAATTGTTAGAGTAGCAACGTTACTTGTACGACTTTTTCTAGTAACGTCGTACGGGTCTGGAGAATAAGATTTAAATAGTGCAACATAACTACCTGAAGTAACGTCTTCATCGTTATCACCAAATCCAGAGCTTTCAAGAAATGTTCCAAGAAGCGTGGTAGATCCGATCACACGAGTAACTGCTGGGCTAGAGATATTCCAATAACCAATTGCACCGGCATAGGCAGTTATATCACCACGAACAACTACGCTTCCAAACTCAGCATCACCGTTACCACTGATTCTCCAACCAGCTTCTCCAGCAATGTAATTACCACTTTGTATGGCTTTTTGAATAATCTCTAGTTCTTCAGCTAGAGCAGATTCACTGACGGCATTAGCAGCAATTGAGTTCGAGTACTCGGTTCTGTACTCCGAGTAACGAGATTTTTCATCTAAGTAATTTAGATAAGAACCAATACTACGATTTCTAGAAAGTCTATTACTACCCACGTTTATCGATATCCCATTCTGGCACTAGGTTAAGAGTTACTTTTTCGTTAGATTCAGTTCCTTCTGTAACTGCAACCTTAATAGATTCTATCTTTCTTAAAATAGTGTTACTTCTAGGCTCTAAGCTACTATTTAAACGTTTTTGAATAAATTCATCGCGAATAATAATTTGACACCAATCACCTGGGTTATATGTTCCTACAGCCGGATCAACAGTACCGTTTACTTCAATAGAATATTCTCCCATAGGAGGCCTCGACTCTGCCAAAAATCTCTCAGCCGATCTCTGCAAATCTCCTTCAACATCAAAATTACCCCAGTTATCAAGATTAATTTGGTTATACCCAACTAAAGGCCAAGTAACTTTTTCACTGCTTTCTAATAAAGGCCACCCGTCCGCTAGCAGTTCGTTGGCTGAAGCCGCTGCATATCTAGCTCCAGCGTCTCCACCTCCAGATCCCTTACCATCTCCAACTACAAACATACGAGTCACACCATTTTCTGCGTTTTCTTGTAGAGTAACATCGTTGATGTTTCCAGGATATTCAAATACTAGTTTGTCGGCACCAAAAGCGCTCACAGGAGCGTAAGCTCCAGGAGCCAAAGGGTTAGCCAAAAGATAGGTAGTTAGAGTAGTTGGCGTCCTTGGAATTAAAATAAATTGACGTTTAAATACATTTATACCGGCAACATTTTCAACAGAGCAATCAATTCTGTAATCAAAACCATCCACGCTGTTTGAGTACTTTTTTAGAAGATCTCCAACATTTGTTAAGGCACTACCAATCAAAGGAGCATTAATAATCTGTTTTTGACTGTAGTTGTTGTTGTTATAAGTTATTCCACCAATACCAGCGTTGTTTGGGAATTCACCATATGTCCTTGAAAATGCAGTAGGTATTTTAGATACAGATGCAGCTTTAAGAACAGTGCTTCCAGAAGGAGCAGCAGTTTTTCCAACAGTTATAGATGTAGCACCTGTAAAAGTGTAAGTTATAGTGTCTGCCGTAACTGATGTAATTTGAACAGGAATTCCAGCATTATTGTAGTTAGCTAAACCTTTAATGAATACAGTAATAAACTGATTAGCTACAAATCCGTGCTCATCACCATCAAAATATATAGTCCTATTCACACCGGCAGATGAGTAGTGAGTCGGGTATCTGACAACCCCAAAATTTGTATATACAGCAAAAGCTGTACCAGTAGCTACAGTAAGAGAAGGCACAGCCGTTCCAACACTTGTGTAAGTAAATGTAGTAATGCTAGGAACACTTAACACTAATACTGGAGAATCTGAATTATTAAACGATGAATCATCCGAGTTGACAATCACTGTGTCCCCAACCACAAACCCGTGGGCAGCTGTTGTCCTTATTGTTGCAGTAGACCCAACTCGCTGTTTTCTATCGATAATGTAGGAAGTATTTGCGATCGGGGCCAGCTGAGTTTTAACACGTTTTGCAGTTCCAGCTGCAGCCTGCTCTTTTACATCTTTAGCACCCGCGCTAGTTGGCTGATATGAAAAAGTAGTAGCATTTGTTACAGTTTTAAGAACCCTAGTTCCATCATAAAAAGTATCTGCTTTTGCCATATTTAAAACTATGGTGTCACCGACCATAAACCCGTGAGGTGCAGTGGTAATTATTGTAATAAGGTTGCTGGCTTTATCATATTTTCTAGTTTTTAATTGAGCTATGCTTGACGGCTCTACAGTCATATCAAATTCAGGGTCAAACTGGAACCAGGTTTTAGGAGAGTTTGGGTCCATAGCAGTTACATATTTGTAACCGTCATACATTGGAGCTCCCCAAGAAGGGTCATCTACACCTTCTACGTAAACATAGTCTTCTTCCAAAAAGTTTAAGTTGTATCCGTCATAAACACTAATCTCTAAAACTTTTCTAGATACAGAAAACTCAGCATATGAATTTTTTACAGTAACTCCTGATGCACCACCAAGAGCGGATCCAGTGTTTGAGTAACTAAAAGTCTTATCAGTGGGAACAGCAGTAATAGTGACGGCCGTTCCACCGGCATTAAACTCTTTATATTTATCTTCAATTTTCATTAAAACTAAATTACCAACAGAAAACCCGTGTGGATATTTTGTAGTTATTGTTGCAAGATTAGACGCTCTTCTAACTTTAGTTACCGCTCGTTTGTTAGTTTCCGTAACTCTTCTACTTTTTACAGGATAATAAGTACTTGTTAATGCAGTACTGTTTACAGCTAAAGTACTTATAATTCCAGTCAAATCAAAGGTAAACGTATTAGAAGATGGTACATCTAATATCTCAAAAGTACCATTTAAGTCAGTAGCAGGAGCACTTAAGTTAACAATCTCTACTCTTTGACCAGCTATAAGCCCATGATCATTTAGAGTAGTTATTGTTGCGATCGAGTTTTCAACTTTTCTGTAAGTAATAGTGTTTGCATCTCTAACACCCGGAGCAATTAATTCATTTGCAAACTCTGTGTCAATAAAATCTGTAAATAATTCATCAATAATGTCTCTAACATACTGGTACGTATCAACTTTTGCAGTTACTGTAACTTTGGAATAAAAACTTCCTGCTCTTGTAGGCAACTTAGGAATTTTTACATAAAAATATGTACTTGTTGGGTCTAAGCCACCGCCAGATAAGACCTCATAAAATCCACCGTACTGAGCGTATCCTTGCTCACCAAAACTTATGTAAGCTTTCACTTTTGCACCGCTACCATCCAAAGTAGGCATTGTGTAGGTTCTATTGGTAAAAGTTATTTTTGTATTTCCACCAGCAACAGTTTTTTCTGCTTTTGCCTCAAGACTGTAATTAAAAGTTTTCCAAATAAGTCTGTGCTCCAAGTAACTTGTTAGTTCAGAAGCATCAACAGATAACTCTCTTTTAGTAACTTTATAATCTCTTGCCCAGATAAGACCGCCCCAAATACATACGCCATTACGAAGAACGTACAAAGCAGTTCTTCCAGGCATGGTTGATTCATACAGATCTAAATTATCTGTTTCTTCTGTAATAGCAATAGTGCCGGAAAATTTACCGGCTCCTTTTAAAGCGCGCTCAAAGCTAACCCCACTAAAAGGGATTTCAGCTAAAACTTCATTTGAGACTAGGTCTACAGTAAAGTATTTATAACTAGGTGCGTCTACCATTTAATAATTTAACCTTGCGTCTGATCGTCACTTATGTATATATTCTACCCGATCCAACCAGATCTGTATTTAACAGCAAGAGTTGTGGATCCAGACGTAGGGCTAAATTGAACAGTATTGCTTCCCGGTTTTAAATATACCCAGTCTGTTAGGGTATCTATGTAAGAACGAGCAATTGTTGCAGAACCATTAAAAAGAGCAGATTTATTGTATGTATCAATTTCTAAAGTGTCTGCACTAGCTAGAGTCACCGTTCCATTAGTTGATGCCGAAGCAAGATCCCCTGTAGTTTTTGCAAAACTTATTGTCGTATCTGTTACAGCTGTAATAACTGCACCAGTAGTGTTTAATCCAGTTCTACCAGCAGTACTTATGCTAGCAACATTAACTACGTCTCCCACTAAGAAAGAGTGCACTGTTGCACCAAATCCAAGAGTAACTACGTTAGAAGATACCTGGGAAGTACTAATAGAAACGTTATAACTAGATCCTCTAATATTTTTTGTCACGGTTAAAGTTTTTCCAGCCGTTGTGTTTGTTATAGTAATTGGAGCGGTAAGGCCAGCTGATCCACCAGTAAGAGTTAGTACCATAGGAACATCAAAATTGCCCTCGTTGCTTATAGAAGTAGATCCAGCTGCAGCAACGGTAGTGCTTTGATAGCCATTGGAATCATTCCAATTCCATTTAAATTTAATCGGATTTGCAGCTCTAAGTCCAACTGAAAAATCAATTCTTCCTCTGGCATTTACAACTTTTATACTAGGACGCCCACTAAGACGAACATATGCTGCCTTAACAGGATTTTCATCTACAATCAACCAACCACCAGTAGCAACAAGATTTATTGCAGAAATAAGCCTGTCTCTAGCTGCAGCCGTGTAAGATCTGTCTGGAACAAGAATAGAACCAGTCAAAGTCATAACTCTAGCTGTATAACGTCCTCTAACGTCATAAGAACCGTCATCGAGGCCACGAGTAAGATCTTGAATTTCCGGGTCTGGCAAATCCCACCAACCCTCGATATCGGTACAAACCCATAAAACGTTATTGTTATCAATAGTGTTGAGCAGTAAATTATTGATCATAATATCTGCATTAAGTTCTATGCCAGTTAGATGCGGCGCAGGGACTGGTCGAAGAACTGTATTTGTTTTTGTATTCTCTTGTATCTGAGACACTGACTCTACAAACGGACTTGCAAAAGAATTATTCTCAAACTGTAAAGCATCAAGAAGAAATACTTGTCCGGAGACTGAAGTGGATGTTACAACTACTCTAACTCGTCCGGTGACTGCCGTTGCCGGAGCCGTCCCTGTTATTGAAACCCTTGTCCAACCACTTGCAACTGTAAGTGCAGATGTAGCAGATGTACTAGTAGATAAAGTTGTTCCACCAGAGTCTCTAAACCGAATTACTGCTTGAAAGCTTGTGGCTTCTTGGCCGATAGGTATTTTTACGTAGTAAGAAAAAGTGTAGGTAAGACCAGCACCAATAGATATATCTTTACCAATTTCTATTCCAGAAGTAGAACTTTTAGATACAACACCATAAAAATTTCCATAGTATGATTTTTCTATTTCAGCCAAAGCATTTGTGGTTTCTGTGGTAGATGCTGGAGAGAAAGAACCAAGACCCGGATTTAATCTAAATCTTGTAGCTGACAAAACAGTTACAATTTTTACTCTTGTATTAAATTGAGAAGTAGAGAATCCGCTAGTAGATACATATTGACCATTTGTAAGATTATGTGGTGTAGCTGTAATATAATTTACAACTGAAGACGACGCAGGAGTTGCCACTCCGTTAGCTGGGTATTCAGTCCCAGTAACAGAACCAGCCATAGTAGCTCTAAAAGTGTTTACGTCAATTACAGAGATCGCTGCGGATGTTACGTTAAAGTTTGCGTATGTAGTGAATCCAGTAATTGTTACAGCGGTTCCGTTTGCAATCCCATGGTTTTGAACAGTGTATACAGCACTAGTAGTTCCAGCAGCAGTCGCGGACTCTACCTGAAGACTTATAGTGGCAGAGCTAACTGCAACAGAAGTTATTGTAGAGTTTTTACCCTTAGTATCTAAAGAGCAGTTAGTAGCAGTCCATCCAGTTTGCGTTGCATTATTAAACGTAGGATCTGGAAATAAGTTAGTTTGTATCATTTTTAAATAGTACCCTTACGCATAGAGAAAGCAAGCTGACGGGACACTTCAGCTGCTAGTTCTTTAACACTCATGCCCTCAGAGGCATAAACGTTAATTTCAATAGGAGAAGATTCTGCAGATTTAGACTCTTTAATTGCTGCCAATACCGCTTTATCACCAGCAGACAAGCCATTCGAGTCAAGCGGCACAACTCGCTCTGGTTTGCCAGCTTCTGCAATGTTAACAATAGATCCACCGGGGCTAGGCATAACCGTACCACCTTGAGCAAGCCTTGTTAATTTAACTGGCTTTAGCGGCTCAAGCTTCATGTCTATAGCACCAAATGAAGCAAGTTTAATTCCTTCAAGAATTATGTTAATTCCATTAAGAAGCAGGTTAATTCCATTAATCATAAAGTTAATTACAGCTTCCACACCGGTAAGCAACAAATTAATTATGCCTTTAAAAACAATTGATATGCCTTTAAAGATCGCGGCAAAAACAGTACCAATAAGTCTTACGCCTTTAATAATTGCTGTTATTCCAAACATTAGTCCTTCAGCAAACCATTTAGCAAGAGTAACTATGACCGCTATCACGCCTTCAATAATTGCAATAAGCGGCGTAAGCAGGCCAGACAAAACTTTAATTGCAGGGCCAAGAACTGCAAGGAAGACATCAGCAAGTGCAATTACTATGTCAAGAATCGGTTCAATTATGCCCATAAGCAACTCGAGTGCCGGAACCAATAGCGAAGCAGCTGCTTTTACAATCTCCATCATAGGAGGAAGAAGTTCTTTAAACAGACTACTTATTATAGGTAAAAGCGGCTTAAGAGCATTTAGTAATAATTCAATTACTGGAGATAGTGCATCAAAAAGTTTAGTAATTACTGGAACAAGAGCTTCTATTAAGGTGCTAACAAAAGGCATAATTTCTTTTAGAATTTCACCAAATATTGGAGCCAGATCTTTTATAAGAGTAGCAATTAAAGGAAGAATTGCATCTAAAATATCTTTAATTACAGGAAGAAGCATGTCCATCAACTGATCAATTAAAGGCACCAGAATTTCTACTAGTTTAACTATAACCGGTACAAGACTTTGTACTAATTGACCAATAAATGGGGCAAGTTCTTTTATAAGATCGGCAACTACTCCAATCACCGCATCAAAAGTTTCGAGCAATGCACCGATTATAGGAATAATTACATTTTCAATAATCGGCCCAAGCTGGTTTACAAGAGTTTGAATTAGTGGAGACAGAGCCTTAATAACGTCAGCAATTACTGGCATTAGGCTAGTAAGAACAGATGAGATAGCTGGCATTAATTCTTCAAATACCGATGCAAAAGAGTCAACTAGTAGAGTGAGTATTGTCATCAACGGAGGAACTACTGTCCTTACAAGCGTATTAATCGTTGGTATAAGGACGCCTAGCAAAGCATCAATTACAGGCATAATTGATTCAAGAAGCGTTACAAATACGCCAACCACTGAAGAAATAATAGTTTTTAGTGGAGGAAGAAGACTCTTTACAAGACTTTCAATAGGATCAAGAAGTTTAACAAAAATATCAAATACTGGAAGTAAAGTCTCAACCAAAGTAATAACAATATCAATAACAACTTTTAGAACATCTCCAGCAAGATCCATAAGAAGATCTATAACAGACATAATTGGAGGAATAAGTCTTATAAACATATCGGCTAAAGGTTCTATAACGCCAACTACGGCACTAATAATTGGACCTAGCATTCCAAGCAGAGACATAATACTTGGCATTAACTCATCTATAAATGGCATTATAGATTTAAGTACATCTTGAACTGCAAGGGCAATTGTACTAATTAACGGAGTAATTGCTGGAATAATTTCTTGTAAAGGATTTAAAACAGCAGTGACAAGAGAATCTACTATAGGCATCACTGTTTCTAGTAATCCAACAACGACAGGAATAATAGCACTTATTATTCCAGATAGTGCAGGTATTACAGCATTACCAATTTGAGTAATAACAGTACCAACAGCTTTAAGGATCTCGGCAAGTATTGGCATGAAGTCAGTTACCATCTGTATAAGCACTGGAGCCAGCTGAGCAACCATGTCATTAAATAGTGGAAAAACGTGCTGAACTAAAGAATCAAATATAGGAACGATTGTGTCTGCAAGTACTTTTCCTAAAAGTGTAAATATATCTACTAATCCAGAAACAACGCCGTTTAGTCCGCTATCCCTACCAGTAAATGCAGCAATTAATAAAGCAAAAGAATCGGCTAGTTCCCGCAGTAAGGTTCCAGCCATGTCAGAAAATATTGCAATAAGAGGTCCAACTGCATCAATTATTGCTTTAAATACAGGAGTAAAATCTTTTATCAAAACTGCAACAAGATTAATAATCTGAGAAATTACGCTAGCTATAACCGGTATAAAGTCTTTTAAGAATAGATCAACTACAGGTCCTAGTGATCCGACAAGCATTCCAAATAGTTCCGCTACAAGTTTTATAACTGGGACTAAGGAGTCTAAAAGTTGCGCAGTTAGATCTGCTCCATAACGTATTACCAATACTAAGGTGTCAACAAGGAATTCCATTGCAGGAACTATCGCTTCCATGATAGGCGGAATTAATCCCATCAAAGCAGTTGCAAGATTTCCAATAGGGCCAACAAGTTTATCTACACCAGCAGTAATTTCACTAGATAGTATTTTTGCAAATTGCTGCATTGCTACATTTATTACATCAAGTATTGGCTTAACTGTGTCCTGGATAGTTTTCCAGGTTGCATCCATAGAGTTTTTAAAGTCTTCGTTAGTGTTGTATAAATATATAAATAAACCAGCAAGCGCAGTCATGAAAGCCAAAATTGGGTGCTGAGCAACCTTATTTAAGTTTTCTGTAAGCTTACCCATACCGCCAACAAGTACGTCTAAGCCTTTACCACCATAAATAGCAAGAAGACCAAAAGCTAGTGCAAATGCGTGAATCTTTGCAGTTGCTTTAAAGAATGCCTTTACCATAGGTTTTTCCATAAAGTTTGCAAGCATTTTTGCTGCACCATTTAAGATCTTAAAGAATTCAACAACAGCACCCGATTGAGCAAAAGCACCCAGGAACCTAAGAATATTTACTACAAGCTCACCAAATACAGGAAGCGCAGATCCAACTTCTTCAAACATATCTTTAAGAGCCGGCATGCCTTTTTGTAAAACAGCAAAAAATTCACCAAGATTTGGAGTTTGTAAAGCACCAAATATTGTTCTTACCATTGTTCCTATAAGTTGTAGGAATGATTTAGCGTTTTGAGCCCCCATAAATAGGCTCTTACGCATCTTTTCAATACCCTCCGGGCTATTTCTAAGAACTTTCCATTTGCCAGTTACTTCTTTAAACCAATCAAGAAGCATCTCTCCACCAGAGTTTTTACCTACCGAAGATTTTATGATTCCACTAAAAGCACCAAAAGAGTTTCCAATAATTGCACCAAGTTTGGCAGTTAAACGTCCGGCTTGTAAGAAAAACTTTCTAAGCTCTCCGGTAGACTCTTTTAGTCTAAGATCGGCTAAAAATCCTTTAGTTTTTTTGTTTAAGAACTTGGTAAACATGCTCAGCAAAGGCGCGGCTTGCTTGAGCAGTAGAACTAGAATTGCAAATATGTTTCCTAAAGGCTTGCCCATTTGCTCTATAAAGTGAGCAGACATTTGCATAACAGAGTTGACGGCTTTTAGATTCTGCGCACTTGTAATAATGTGAGCAAAAGATCTTGCAGCTTTACCCATTGCTATAGCAATAGACGATACACCTTTTTCAAAGACCGGCATACCACGTTTTACTATTAAACCTAAAGCATTTTGTAGAGGTGGGAGCAATCCCTTAGCAGCAACAAGACGTAGTCTTGTCATGTTTTTAGATAGGCCGGCTAAGAATTTAGCAAAGTTTTTTTGATATATATTCAAGCCAACCATGGCTTGTTCTATAGGAGTTCTACCAAATCCAGCAGACCCCTTAGCCTGCTGCTCCTGTAAATCTTTATTGCGATCAATTGCTCGACGCATATTAAGATCTGCTTCAGCATAAGCAAGTTCTGCTTCACGTCTAACTCTAGAGTTAGGCGGCAAATCCTGAACCATTGCAAGACGTTCTCTAGCTTCCTCTAGAGACATACCAGCACGAAGCTCGCTTAAAGCTGCTTCTTCAGCATCAAATGCTAATTGCTGTAAGTCTTCAGATATCTCTCTGGCAGTTTTACCAAGTCCTTTTTGTTCCTTGGTTAAAGCAGCAGCAGCTTCGGTTACACCTTTTAGAGCAAATTTACCAACCATGCCACCAAGTTTTAGTGCAACCATAGCCCCACCAAGAGCTATCATGGATGGTGCTGCTCCAGCTAATGCACCAGCTAAAGCAAGTATGGCGTTACCTAGAGATCCGATACCACCAATTAAACCGCCAAGTATGGTTCCAAAACCATAAAACTTACGTTGTAGAGATGCAAAGGCGTCGTAGGCTTGCTTAGACCCCGGACGTAAAGCTTCTAGTCCTTTAGAAACTCGGCCAAAGAAAGATACTCCGTCTTGCTTAGCCGCGTTAAACGCTCTAGAAAAAGCACCACTTATCTTTTGACCGGCTTCAGAGCCAAGTCTTTCAGACCCTCTAAATCCATTACGAATGTCACCTTTTACACGGTTTGTTATCGCACGGACTATGACGTGAGCTTCACCTACGACTGCCATTTATCATCACCTACCCTATTGGCGCATCTAGTATTCCGTTAAACGGATCGTCTAAATTCGGGCCTACTTCAGTTGGAGGAGTGTAGGCCTTAACTGGTTCTTTGTATCTAGGGTTAAACGGTTTAATATCAGAATCATCATCTTTTGTAGAAAACGATGACTCTTCAGCAAACTGAAGATCATCTACCCCGCTAGCTGTATCAAAGCCAGCATTTTTCTTTTTAGCAGCATATTTATAAGATTTATTGTAGAAATCTTTGTAGAGGGTAGTTCTTAGTTGATCTCTTGCCTGAGATTGCTCTGCGGAACTTACATCAAAAGCATCTTCTAGCAGATAATGGAGTACGTCTAGCATGTCAGATGCCTCCAAACTTTCTAGTCTAATTCCGTTAAATATGCACTTACCGTTTACATACGGCCATAAGTCGAGCCCCCACTCGATTAACCCTATGGCCGCTCTATCGGGCGGTCTGAGTATTCCTCAATCAGCCATGAGACGATCTCGGCTAAAGTCTCCACAGGAACAATTTTTTCCTTGTCATTTAGAAGTGCATCAAAACGTTCGTAGCTTTCGTCAAGCAGAACGGTCTTGAAGAACTTGGTCATAACTGCTGCAGTTTTTGCTGGATCTTCTGATCCTGAATCAGCAACAAGGTCTAACAAAACCTTGCCCTGAAGTTGAGTAACACAAGTGAACTCTTCGTTGAAAAGTTTGAATTTTACTGGTTCAGCATTTGAATCTACTGATCCACCAAAGTCCTTGAATCTGGCCATAATTACAGTATCCTTAATTTAGTATTGAATGTGGACATGAAGTTAAAGTTATTTAACTCCATCTATTAATCTTAGGCTATCTTTCAAATACCTATTTGGCTTAAATCCAGGGTGAACCACACGTTTGCTATAGATAATACGGGCACCCGTCCTGAACCGAAGGGTTTTAGTTGTACCTTTTGGAGTGATAATCCTAGGTTTCATACCCTCGTGATGGACGTAGGCGTAATTGACTGTTGACCCAATTTTCATTATTTGCCCACCAACCATTGGCCTATGGTCTTGAATTCTAATAGACTCTCTAAGCCGACCGGTTCTGACACCCACCTGGGCCTTTGCACCGGCAACAACTTTAGTTCCTTGTACTGTTAGCCAACGGCCAACAGCACCATTCGGTGCGTGCAAAAATGTTTGAATTACAGGCTCATAAAAAATTACATCTTTAAATGAATATGTAATTCCGGTCGATACAGATCTAGAACCCCTAGAAACTGGATTGCCGCCAAAACCTTTACCCCTAGCAATAGTTCTTTTAGCAATCCTTTTACTTTGACCCAGGCTGTACGTAAGCCAGCTGTCAGGTATTATGTAATATGGCATTTTATGGAACCGCCATTGTCACCTGAAGGTTTATTACTTGGTAGCCACCTTCAGCTGACGGAGCCTCCAATGTAGCAATAACGCCAACACCAAAACCAGTCTCATCCCACTGATCTAATAAATTAATACTTTGCATAAGAACCCACGAATCAACCGCAGAAATGTGACCAGACTTCTCGATCTGCTCTGCTGTTGGTGGACGTCCGTTTTGTCCAACAATGGGGACGGCGCGTGCAATCATGATATTCATAACAACAGTCCTGGTTGTATTACAACGCTGGGGCCTACTTGCTTGATCACCAGGAGGGCCTAAATAAAGTTGTTGCACGGCCACCACCATTTGTTCGCAATCGACAATTGGAGTACCAAAGGTCCAATAGCGTCTAGCGGGTAGGGGTACGTTATACGACTGGTATATAGTAGCCACTCGTTCAACAACACCATCTAGCATTTCTTTTAACGCAAGCGCGTCTTCAGAAACGTTTGATATATCTACCGCTAATGCCATTTGTTACTCTGCTACTTCCTCGTCATCTGCTACGACTACAGCTGGCTCTTCTACTACAGGTTCGACTACAACCTCTGGCTCAACTACGGCCACTGGCTCTTCAACCTTTTTAGAAGCTGGCTTTGGAGTTACTTTTTTAGGAGCAACTACAACTTCTGCAGCCTTCACACCGCCGAGCATGTCGACAGCACGGAAGTTTGTCTGAACTGACATACTGTCCTACTTTCTTAGCTATATAACTTGATCTGGAGGTTTCCAGTCTCAATCTCTGATACGGTTTCTACACCAGCAATGGTTTTAGTAGCGTATAGAGTCCATGTACCCGGGTCTACCATACCTAACGCACCCCATGCGTTTTTGTATGTGACTGGGAAAGATACGGTTTGCGCACCGTTATTTAGTGTGATGTCAGAAGCAGATATTTCTACAGTTTTAGACCCAGAGTAGCTTCTTAAAACTACACTTGGTATCCAGTCCGGTTCATCAAAGAACAAGCTTACATCTACGCTTGCTTTTCCAGCAGATGTCCAAGTTGTAGTTGCTTCTCTAATTACGTTTATATCTGTGTCTGCATTTGTTGCAAGGACTAGATCTTTTCTGGTATACCTACGACCTCTAGGAACATCAGGGCTAAATACTCTAGCCTTGGCTCTAGCTTTGTCTGGATTTATAGACTTTAAGAATAGATCTACTACATATAAACCAGTTCTTACATCTTCAATAAAATCTTGGCTGTCGAGCAGTGTATAAGACACACCTTGCCGAGAAATAGAAGTAATACGCTGAGGCAGCATGCAGTCGTCATCGCCAGCCCACAGCTTGGCAAGCTCAATAGCCAACGTGCGAGCAGCCATTTTTCCAGCAGTAGGAATTGGTGATCCATAAGTGTAAGTAACTTCAACGTTGCAGGGAGTCCAGGGGACTCCAGCTGCAGCTTGAAGTGTCGAGTGATCTACCAAATAGTAACTATCCTCACTCAGGATATCTCCAGTTCTAATACGAACTGAGTGCACCTTTGTTACCGGTCTGCCACGTAATTTTATGCGTGACTCGGGAGAGAGACCATCCGATACCAATTCAGCATATTCTTGAAAATCAGTAATCGGAATATTGTAAACTTCACCAGAAATTAAAGTGGCATAGTAGTTTTTAGAAGAAGGACCCATACGATACGCACGCTTAGCACAGACGTATCTTTCAGTGACAGTGACTTCGCCAGTATATTTACGGCCTGACATAGTCCACATCAAATACGATGCAACTTCGCAGGCTTCCTGAGCAAACTCAGTACTTGCGTAGTAACCTAGATCGGCTGGTTCTACCCATAAAGCTGTCATTGAATATTCTCCTTAGTGAAGCGGGCGACGCGTTTTGTGAATATCACTGTAACGCGCCGCCCGTTCCTAACCGTTTATTAAGAGGTTGGGTCCTCGTTTGACTTGATTACGCGGTCAAGAGGTAGGTCAGGGTTGTAGTTGACGTTACCTGGGACGTTGAATCCAGTGGTTGATGCAGTACCTGCAGCAGCCGATGACACACTAGCACCAAATAGAGCACTGAGGGTAGTGATCGCACTTCCACGTGTTACCTGTGCAGTAGCTGCAATTGTTTCAGTAGCAGTAGTGCTCGAAATGGTTGCAGTAAAGGTATTAACACCAGTCACAGTAATGGCTGCAGCAGTTATGTTGAATGCTGCGTTAGTTACGAATCCGGTAACAGTAACAAGTTGACCAGTAACTAGACCATGGGCTGCAGCGGTGTAGGTAGCTGTAGTACCAGCAGCAGTACATGATGTAATTGCAGCACGACGAGCAACAGCAACGCTAGTTCCAGTTGTACCTGCAAGAGCAGTGAATGTACCGTTGAAGATGCTACGAGTAACTACAGCAGACGAGCTGTTAACTGCAACGCTAGTTACAGCAGCAGCATTGGTCTTAGCGTAGGTGATGTCGTTAGTTGACACTGTAGCTACACCGTAAGTACCATCAAATGCGCTGTCACCAATAGAAACAACAATTTTGTCACCAACTACTACACCGTGGCCAGCTGCAAGAGTTAGCGTTACGGTAGAAGTGGTAGCAGCTTTATTAGTTACTAGGTAAGTTGCGTCTGCGTTAGCTACCGTTAGGCTGTCACCAACACTGTAAGTGTGGCTTTCTGTAGTAGCCAAAGTGATCGCACCAGCAGTAGTAATTGCCACAGTCGATAGTTTGTAGTTAATACCATCAAGCGACTCGACAGCACGGTAGTTTGGAGCACCAAGTTCGGCACCGCCTTCACCAGCGTAGTTCCAAGTGTAGAATCCATTAAGACCTACTGGAGCCCAGGCTGAACGTGCATAAGCGTATGGACGCTCAGCTGCAGTTGGGAACTCCCAACGGCCGTCAATACCGGATGCAAAAGTAGGGTTTCCTAGACCATAACCTTCAAAGGTGTTGGCTAGTAGACCGTTTTCAATAACGCGGTCGCCTGACTGACGTAGCTTAACGTATGGGAATACCCAGTAGAAGTAAGGAAGAGTTCCAGACTTCTTACCGTTCTTGATAGCCCATGACCAAGCTTCAATGGCAACACCGTTACCTGCTGGGTCATCTCCAACGCCTGGAGCTGCCCAACCGATTGACTGGTTGTTAGCTGATGCAAAGGTTCCTAGGTTCTTACGAAGTAGTAGACCACCAGATAGCAGAGAGGTTAGCTCTGGGTCTGGCTCACAAATCGCAAGTTCCATAGTGATACGCTTTAGGGTGTCTGGAGACTTGTAAGTTACGCAAACAGTACCGTTAGCGGACTTCTCAGTGATCTCGTCACCTTCTTCGTATTCAGGTGTAAATGACAGGCGCATGAAAGCAGACGTTACGTAGCTGTCACCCGGACCCGTCATCAAGTTGCCAGATGCGTCCAAGCGGGTGACACGGATTGACACACCTTGGATGCTGGCTGCATAATCTTGAGTAGGCATTGCCTTTTCTCCTTCTTACTTAATTGATTGAGTTGTTGGTTATGCTGCGGTCAAGTCGACGCGAACAGCAAGGTGTATCGAGGTTCCAAAGTAAACCGCCGCTGGGCGAATTGCTTTTAGCCTCATGTCATTTTGGTTTCCTGCGACATCATAAGCCTGGGCCAAGTTGTCGTTTACAACATCGATCTTGCCCAAGTAAACTCGAACAGTGCCGGTGGCGTAAATCCATTTGTTTGTGGCTGATGCAGTCTGTGTCCCGTCAGTAACGCTGAGCGGTCCTTGACCTGTGTAACCACTTCCAACGATAACTGGAGTACCACCCATGGTTTGTAGGTGGTCCTTATCTTTCTCGTGGAAAAGCATATTTGAGTTGCTCGACAGAAGAGCAACAACGTCGCGAGTAGCGTGGATAATCCCCTGCTCACCGCCGTGAGAGACAGTAGCAATTGAGTGCTCTAGTAGAGCAAGTGCACGCTTTGGTGAAAGTGCGGCTCCAGAGTTAAGAACTGTTGCCCCATCAATTAAAGCTTTGTTGTCATGACTTTCACCAATACGGATGTCTCCGTGCCATAACTCTCGCTCTAAAGCTTTCTGCGTTACGCCCTCTAGCTGACGCTTTAGACGAGCAACACGATCTATTCCTGAAAAACCTAAAGTAGATCTAACTTCTTCTAGCTCAATGAAGAACGGCTTGATTTCGTCGTAGTAATTTACAGTCGCGTTGTTTACAAGTGTATAGCTGGTGGTATCTGTATCATCCCAGTTCTTTAGGGTATCTACAGTAGTTTCATACTCCTGAGAGAATCCACGAATCCAGCGATCCTCATCTGCTGAATTCTCTGGCTTTACTACGGCAAGTAAGCCAAAAGCGGAGGGCACAATTTTTCCTGCCTCTGCAACGCCATTCTTAGGAAGAGCCATTCTTAATCCTTAATTTAAAGTCTGTAGTCCAGTTACTGGGGCGGCCTTTTGACGGGCCACCCCAACAACTAGGGGTTTATCGATTAAAGCTCGATAGTAGCTGCGGCAGTGCTGCCAGTGGTGTCGCGCAGAGCTGCGGCTACACCGTTGATGCTGATGGTTGAGGTGATCTTGAGAGACTCAATACCAACCTTTGCAACAGCCTCGAATGTTTCAATGAACATCTTGTAGTCGTTTGTGCCAACAAGAGTGCTGTCACGAATGATTCCAAGGTCCAAAGTTCCACCGTCAAGGAACAAGAATGTACCCTCGGCGAATAGGTACCAGTCAAACTCGTCTGGGAACTCAAGAAGTGCGGCAGCACTCTGTGAACCGAAGACGGTCATGTCTGGAGATGATACTAGAGTTACGTTGCTGTGCGATAGGTAACCATCAATTTCTGACTTAGAAACTGATAGAGTGCCATCACCTGGCATTGCCAAGGTTAGGTCAGCTGCCATTGCATCGTATACCCACTCAGGAATGAAAGCCTGAAGCTGGGTGTTTGGGTCGATGCGGTGACGGTTACGGTAAGCAACAGCTGCACGACGGATCTGTACTAGGAAGTCACGACCAAAACCAATTAGGTTAGTGGTAGTAACAGCAGTAGAACCGTTGGTTAGCTGGCTGAGTAGGTTCTGCTCAGCTTCACGAGCGTGCTGTACTAGAGCCAACTCGTTGTGACGAGCGATCAACTCTGGGTAAGCACGAGTCATCAAGTTACCGAACTGTAGCTGTAGGGTTACAGCGTCAGTTGACTTGGTGTTTTCAGCAGCAGCTGAAACAGTCAAGCTGGTCTTGGTGGCTGGGCTTGGAGTAGTAGCTGAGTCGTTTGTTGCAGTCCATACACCAACAGCGTTAGCATAAGTGCCAGCTGCGAATGAAGGTGGAGTAACGAAACGGATACCACCACGGTCAGCCTGGAAGCGAGGCAGAGCATCGCGTAGAGGACGAACGTTGGTTGAACCGATCGAGTAGATGTCATACTTAACCTCGAACGGAGCTGCGTGACCACCAGAAGCAACAAGTGCCTCAGGTCCTGCAACTGCAGCGATCTTCAAAGCGTTAGCTTCTGCATCGGTAGTTAGAGTACGAGCCTCTGGGTATTCGGTTGTTACGGATGCAACGATGTGCTGCTCTCCGTCTCCACCGTTGACACGACGTAGAGAATGAATTCTCTTCTCCATAGCTACTGCTACTTCGCTCATGTCAGCAATGGTTGATCCTGCGCTGTAACCAGGAATGTCAGCACCAGCAGTAATAGTTACTGGAGCTTCCTTAACTTCGATTACAGGCTGGCGATCAGCTGGGGCCTCGAAAGGCTGTTCTGCTGCTGCGGTCACTGGGGCCTGCTCTTCCTGCTGAACTTCGTCAGCGGTAGTGGTTGTTTGGGGTTCTTCGGTTGATAGTTCAGATCCTTCAACCTGAGTCATTGATGCGTCCGAGGTTTCGGCTGAGTAAGCCTTCTTCTTTTCCTCGTCCTCTTGAGCTGGAGTCTCTACGACTTCCTCCACTGGAGCTTCCTCCATTGGGGTTTCTTCAGCTGGAGCTTCTTCAACTGGCATATCGCCAACTGGAGCCTCCCCGTCCTCGCCAGTAACACGCATAGTCGCTTCGGCAGCACGAGCAGCAAGCTCTTCTTTAGCGGCCTCGCGACGACTGGTTTCACCGCGTACGGTGTCCAACATGTCGGCAAGTGACGTCATAGCGTCAACAACCTCAGGAGTAGTTTCTTTACCTTCGACCAATTCGAATTCACGGACGATTGATTCCTGTAGAGCGGCAACTTGCTCGTCGCTTAGCTCTGCCAGTCCATCGACCTGAGATTTAATGTGGTCCACGTATCCTCCTAGGATAGTTGTTTAGATGTGTGTATTTCACACATCTTGCTGTTCGGTCCAAAGCAAAGGGACTTACCGCACCATGCGGCAGGCACTCTACCCAGACTTATTTTACCCTGTTTTTTAGTTGTTTATTATTTAGGTCAGAAGCCTTAGAAGCTTGTTGAACTCTCTGGATATATCAGATTGTCCAAATAGCTTAGATCCTGACTTAAAGGAGCGAATTTCTTGGGTAGCGATATCCGCGTCCTTTGAACCAATCTTTTGCTCAACCCTGCTTGTCATATCATCAAGTAGATCTTTCAGAACAGGGGGGAGGTCACTATATCTAAGTTTCGCGTTTGGATCCTTAAATGGTAGTGGCAGGTTGGCAATTGTTTTACCTAGTTCTTGCGTAGTTAAACGTATGTTTTCTAGAGATTTAGCATTTAAGGCTCCAGTGTCAAGACGATCAACAGTTCCAATGAGATCTGACGCGGCTTTAGCAGCCGTACCATAGTCACCAATTTCTGTATAACCTTCTGCCTGAGCCACTTTTCTAGCTACACTCTCTAGACCAGCAACACCTAGGTTAAGTTTTAGTCTGGCTAGTACCTTACGGAACTTTCCATACTCGTCTCGCGGTTGGTTCTTACCAGGGACGTACTTATCTCCATCTTGAGCATAAGGGCTTATGTCGGAGTCTTTTTTAACTTCTTCAATAACCTTCTGCTCAATTTCTTCTTGAGTAAGACGCTCATCCACTGGTTGCTTCTCCATTACTGGCTTGTCTTTAGGCTGAACCCCGAGAGGTTTATCTGCCTTAACAGGAACAGTAGGGAGAGGATTTACAGGACCAACCGCATCAGTTTTTCCCAGGGCCTCCACAGCCGCTGCAACACGAGCACGAAGTTCATTCGGCTGGGTTGAAGCTGTGATTGACTCTGAAGTAGAAGCAACGTGTTGCTTGTGCCACTTCTCTGGGATTAGATCTGTTTTGCCAAGAGCCTTAGCACGACGCATAATGTGGCGACGAACCTTGTTTCTTTCAGATTCTTTTGCACGGCCGAATGCTTGAATAGCATTCTTCAGATCCTCTTCATTACGAATAGGATATGCTCCGTCTGGAAGAGCCTGACGCTTCTTTACGGCTGCATCGCGCTCTGCCTTGGTAATAGCAAAGTTGTCAACGTAACCATAAACCTTGTTTGACAATTCAGCACTCCTGGCGGAAAGAACAGCTGCTCTTTCGCTACGGAATGCGTCAAACCTAGCTTTAGCTGCGGCAACCTGAGCATCTGGACCATAAAGTTCAGAAGCTTTTAGTTCAGCTAGAGGGCGAGCACCAGCTGCAACAAGGGCCATTACAGCACCTGATGCGACACGGGCACGGGCGATTGGGAAGCCAGGAACATTAACCTGGCAGACAGCTACAAGCTCAAGTGAGCCACGGATTGGACGCCAGTCACCTGAAGGAGCAGATGCACGAAGTGCACGTACTTGCTCAGGGGTTGCGGATGGGCGAAGTCCACCGGCGACCCAGATACCATGTGCATCTTCTCCGGCATGTACGTCAGCAATTGCTGATGCAGTGTCGTCGTAGTGCTTAACGGCGTCTAGTGCGCTAGCTTCTAGTGGGGCATGGCCTCCCGCAAGCGTGAGTTGACCTACTGGTACATCCTTACCATTGGCAGTGCGAACAACGCCAGTGTGGAAGTAAGAGTAGTTACTCTTGCTACGGGGAGGTTTGGTGCCGGCTACCAAACCGATATGATCAACGTTCCAAGCTGCAATGTGACCAAAGACTCTACCATCGTCAGTAACGGTGATAGGGGTAGGTTTACTTAGCTTAGGATTGTTAAACCATTCAGCAGGTGGCACAACCGGGATAGCTCCAGCAACTACAGCGCATGCAACAAGCGATGCTGATTCTGGAGAATCCAGGTCTTCGGCATAAATTCCATCTTTTGGAATCATACTTTCCTCCTGGGGGTTTGCTTCCTCTAATAGGAAGATCTTGCATTCTTGGAACGCGGGCTTTGGCACCATAGTGATTGCCATTACCCGAGCTTTGTTGATAGTGAGTTTGTCTCCACCAACTTTTTTGTCGTCATCGATATCGATGTCGTTCTCAGTCTTAGCTTTAGAGTCCGATTTCTTTTTCTCTTCTTCAGCTTCAAACTGATCCATATCGGCTGATACGCCACGGATAAATCCGTTGCGAACCAGACGTTCGGCTTCACGCCCGTACTCGCCGGTATCAAATACGCCAAACGCGTTTCCAATACCTTCTTCTGTACGCTCCATTCGGTCAATACGACCGACTACGACGGACCCATTGTGTCCATCTGAAGTTCTAACTTGCCACAGCAAAGGAAGTGGCAGCTCACGCATAGTTATAGAACCTTTACGGAAAGTACGCCCGTCTCCAGTCTCTTTTCCTTCAGGAATAACTAGCGGAATTCTAAATGATGACCCACTTCCGCCCGCTACTAAAGGAGCAGCCGCAAGAAGTCCAAGTCTTTGTTTAGCGTTGTTTGATCGGGCTAAAAGTTCTAACGAGTTTATAACCATCTCGCTTGATTTAATGACATCGCTACTAAACATAGCTTTGTTACCGCCACGGCCTTTTCTACCATACATCTCTCTATGACGCTTGTCTCCGGTCCACATGCCAGTCATTTCTTTGTGGCGTAGAGCACAGTAACCTTTAGCACGTGGGCCTAGGTATTTTTCAAGTTGTCTTACGCAACGAGTCCAGTCACCCTTGGTGTTCCATCTAATCTTTAGACCACCCTTACCAACAGTCCAGTAGCGGCGTAATTCTTCTGCGTTACCACGGTTGCGATCTAAGCCACCGGCTGCAACAAGAATTTCTTCTCTAGGACCCCAAAGAACCATCATCTCGTATTGAAGATACGCTGCAGAGGCAGTGATTCCATCTACTTGCTTTAGAACATCATTTAAAGTTGCGGAATCAAGTGGGACTACAGGTGGTGGAGTTGCTGACTTAAGATCAGAAAGAGTTTTTTCGTCACGAACCCACTTCTTATCTAAACGACGGTAAATCATAGGAGCCGTAGACGTTGAGCTAGCTGGCACCATACTTACAAGATCTAGCACAGCCTGAGGGTCGTCCGGAGCAACAATAGCAAAATATAGAGGCTGAACGTCAGAAGTTTCAGGAGTTAGCTGGACTGGCTTTCCTGGATCTTTTGGGGTTGGACTACTTTTAGGTGCGCCTTCTGGCTTAGCCTCGTCTTTTTGAGTTTCTGTTACCGCATCAGTTGCAGGCTTTTGAGCTTCAGCTATTTCAGCTGGAGTATTAGGTGCTGCAACCATTGCAGAAGCAACAACAGGAGATGCCCAGTTATTGTCAGTCTCTGGTTGCATCTCATCGCGTTGTTTTGAAGCACGCCACTTTTTTAGAAGCGGGTGATCATAAGATTCTATTCGCTCTTCTTTTTCATCTCCAGCACTTGTCATAGGAGTTTTGTAGTCTCCTGGAGAATAAGAAGCACGTTGGCTTTGTACCCAAGCCGGGAAGTCATAAAGAACTTGGTGTAGATCTTCCTTAGTCATTGCAGGAAGTGTGCCAGAAATTCTAGCGTTTGGTCTATCTATTGGAGTACGAGGTTCACCAAGAATTCCAGAAGTATCTAGGGGACCTTCAAGTATTTCTTGTGGAGGTAGCCCAGATTCGGCTCTCTTTCTTTGCTCTTCTAGACTAATTCCCCCAGGCTTACCTTTGGAAGCTTCAGCACCCTGAGGTGTTGCACCTTGCTGTCCTGGTGCAACACTTTGCTTTCCAGCAGTAGTTTTTCCAGTATTGCCTTTGCTACCAAATCTTCCACCAGCAGCCCTAGGTTGTTTTGCAACATTTGCCGAACGTTCTTTTGAAGTATAGCCAGGCGTACCCATACCGCCTTCTCCAGCAGCAACCATACCAAGATCAATCATCTCCCAGTCTTCTTCTGGAATTGATCGGGCAGCTAGCATAGCTTCGTCTTTATCTAGGTCAAAAACAGAAACTTTTCCATAAGGACTACTTGCAAGTCTTGCTGCCATCAGTACAGCAGACGAAGGATCTATTAATATATGACTTTTTTCTATGCCGTCATCTTCAAAGTCAAGCTGCTCGTCATAGTCCCAAACATCGTGGTCAACATTACCCATGTCATCCCAGCAGTCGTTATCCCAAACGTAGACTTGCCCATCAATGTCAACTTTGTATAGACGATCTAATCCAGACCCATCCAAACAAACTCTAGCCATAAATTCTGGGCCATAATTTTCTTCCAAGTCAAAAGCATTTTTAAATGGATCAACTGGATTTTGAGACATTAAGTATCCATCAGCTTTCATAGCTTTAGGATCTGCGTGCTCTACAATGTCAGCGGCCCAACGCCAAGCGGAATCCCCGCCCCACAGCGCCCACGCTATTCGTCCGTTAGAAGGGAAGTTGTCTTGGCCAGGCTTCCAACCCTTACCCTTTTTGTCAACTTCGTGACGCGGGAAATATTTTGCTATATGGCGGACTTTTTGTAGACCTATCTGTCCGCCGCGAGCCAAGATACGAGCAGTGTTAAGGCCAACAGGAGTGCCGCCACGCTTGTGCTCTTTACGCCACTCAAGTGCTTTTTTAGCTTCAGCCTGAGCAGCTTTAGGAATTGTATACATACGTCCAGCAGCAGCTGTTATAGATTTTGCATCTAAAGTTTGGAGTGCTATATTAGCAAGAGATGCTTCATTTGAGTAAAGATTCCGATCGGCTTTTTCCCATTTTCTAGAAGAAAATAACTCCTCGGGAACACCTGACTCAACAACCATGTTGAAGTCAGTATCGACAACTACACCATGATGGTCGCTCGTAAATAGGAGCTGAGACCCAGATTGGCCGATTAATGTGATCATCTAAAAGTCCTGCTGTTGATAGTATTTATATTTATTGTACACTTCTATTGTAAAAGTGACTATTCTGGTTTACCACGGTAGACGCCGTTTTCATCAACTTCATCGGAGTCGTCTTCATAATCCGGAACCGGATTTCCAATGATTCTAGCCATAAGAGCCCAGTATTCTGGGTCATCTTCTGTGTATTGCTTAGGCATATCTGGGTCTTCTGGCATTTCTTTTTCAGCCATTTTTACTCCTCATCTTTGGATTCATCAGTAGATTTTTGAACAGCGTTTCCAATACTATATCCGTCCAGAGGGCTCCAGTCTCCGAGCTCTGTCCCAAGAATATAGTCTACAGCTTTTTGAGCCTGGCTAGTTGCGCTAATGATCTCATCTGGGTTAGATTTTAGGTGCTTTAGCCAACTTTGAACGTAAGCTGCACTATTATCAAATACTGCATCAACGCCAAACATATTACCTAGAAGAGCGGCTCCAATTTCAGCAATAAGTTCTTCTCTAGCTCTGGACTCTAGATCTGTTTCATAGTCTTTAGTTAGATCTGATCTATCTAAGCGATTTGGATGACCAGTGCTGTGTACCAGCTCATGGGCAATGGTATCAAACAGATCTTCAGGAGATTCAAACTGCTCTAGATTAGGAAGGGTCACTTGGTCAGAGATAGTTCCCCAGCTTGGTGCTTGGTGAGCACCGCCAACTCCAACGTACTTGTGAGTGACGTTAGGTGCTTTTCCAGTTCTAGCGGCCATAGCTTTCTTGTATCTTTCAACAATAAACTCTTGTGCATCCAGTGGAGTCATCTTAGGAAGAGATTCTGTAGAAAGATCAGGCAAGTTTAGACCATCAATCTGTTCAGCATTGAATACTGCCATAGCTTTGAACATGGTGAATGATCTAGTCTTATTTGGGTCTTTCTCATCCTTTTGGACTATACGCATAGGAACAAGAATGAATGTACCCTTCTCACCCTTACGGACTTGACCACCCATCTGCTCTGCCTGCTTATAGGTCATCCATCTAGGATCGCTGTACCCGTTTTCTTCTTGAGCAAATCTAAGTGCCATTGCGTTAACACCAGAGTAGATATGCTTAGAAGATGGGTTTCTAGGCAGACCCATACCAGCGTACTTTTCGCCTTCTTTATAAGGTTTACGCCAAGGAGTCTCGCCCTGCTTAATCTTTTCAAACAGGCCGGCCATAACTTTTTCTGTGGCAGTTTTGCTGTCAGAAACGACTTTCTTACCAGTACGACTCTTACCACCAGGCTTTTGAGCAAAGCCAGTTATTTCTGGGTTTTCATCAGATCCCGGGGTTCCAGGCGGATAAGCAGAAGGAGCATCCTCTGGTCTTAAGTTCGTGTCAGGGTTCCAGCTACGTGGGCCAGGATATCCTGGAACACCAGCCTGCTCCATCATGTCAACAGAGCTGTTAATCCATGGAGGAAGAACATCATTACCTAGTACAAAATCTACAGCTATCTCTGCTTCGGCCATAGCTTTAGTTATTTCAGCGTCACTTAAGCGGTGAGATTTTAGGTACTCAGCTGTTCTATTTGGATCATGGTTAATTCCTAGACGCTGTAGTAACAGCTGTGATGCAATTTCAGCCACAGCTTCTTCCCTAGCTCTTTGCGGATCGGTAACACCTCTTCCAGCAAGATGGCCTTCTCTTCCAAGTCTACGTCTAGTTCCGCTAGCATGGGCAAGTTCGTGGAATAGACTGTATAGATAATCCTCCGGACTATCGTACTTACTTCTATCCGGAAGCCTAATTGATTCAACACCTTCACTTACAGACCAGAATGGAGTTATAGGTTTTCCTTTATTAGGTCCTTCTTTTGTCTCAATACCAATCAGATCTTCGTAGACCTTTAGTCTTCCAGATCCACCACGCTTCTTTTCAGCTTCAGCAAATCTACCAAGAACGAATTCCAAAGCCTGAGAAGCTGTCATTTTTTGCTGCTGCTTAGGGTTGTATGGCTCTAATCCATCCATCTGAGCTGCGTTAAACACAGTCACAGGAGTCTGAACAAGTACACGTTCTCCGGTATCCTCGTTTTCAATAGTGCGGAATGTCATAATCCGAACACCCTGCTCACCATCACGTATCTTTGCGCCCATTTTTTTAGCCTGAGCTACAGACATCCATCTTGGATCTGTATATCCTCTCTCGGCTGCAGCTGCGGCAAGTGCGTGGTGGTTTATACCACTGTATTGGTGCTCTGAAGATGGGTTGAATGGCATGTTGCTAGGATTAACCGGAGCAGACATTGGGTCTTCAGCAGGATACTCAGAGTATGGTTTGTCGTAATCACCTGTACGATATGGCCTAGGGTTTTTAATACGCTCACGGAAAATGTCAAGCATCTTGGCTGCAGCTGATTTATTATCAGCTACGGCTTTAGCTTTCTTTTCTTCAAAAGTTTTAGCTGGAACGGTTTCAGATGGAAGCGTTTGAGCAAAGCCATCTACATCTTCACCGCCCCTAATTTTGTCATCTTTTAGTGCAGCGTCTGCAGCATCTAAATTATCAGTAAAGTCTTTAGCAACCTTATCAACGGTAGGAGCTTCAATAGCTTTTGGAGTAGCTGGTTTCTTTGGCTTTAGATCTTCTGGGTGATTTTTCTTCCAACGATCTTTAGCAATTCTTGCAGCAAGTTTTGCTTTCTTAATTGCAGCAGATAGCTCAGAGATAGCAGCCATCTTCTCTTCAACGCCCTTAGACTTCTTCAAGTTGTCGATAGCTTTTTGTAGATCGGCTTTGACGTAACGCATGTTGTTTACGAATTCGCCGACGTTGTTTACATCTTCACGAACCTTGGAGGTCTTACCCTTCCATTCGTCAAATAGACCTAGGGCGTTGCTTAGCGAAGCTATAGCCTCTAAAATACGGTGAGGACGCTTAGGTTGTTTTCCACCAAGCTGAGCAAATCCAGCTTCATCTACTCCAGCAGGAAGTATTTGAGTGTTTTTACCTGGAGTTTGTGCAAAACCTACGTTATCTGACTTAGTGTTGTCAGGGGTCTCTACTAGGTCGAGCTCTACAGTTAAGTTTCCATTTGAATCTTCTTTAACTGAAGTAACCTTAAATTTTGAATTTCTTGGTAATATAACTTCATCTTCAGCGTATCTAGATAATGCAGACCCCATAGAATATCCGGTTAATTTAGATCCTTTAGGCGAAAGTGCATATGTTATTGATTTGCCAGTAAGTCGATTTCCGGTGAGTGCCTGTACAGGATTTACAAATAAATCAATCGAGTTTAAATCTGTAGAAGTTGACATAAAGCCAGGGTCAATAAATTCAGCTCCAGGGACTAAAGCCTTTTTAGCTTTTTCAAAGTCATCTAGTCCCCTACGAGATTCACCAAGTGTAACTACTTTTCCATCACTAAAAAACTCTCCTCTAAACAATCTAGAAGCTATTAGGGGATTTTTTGAAGTTAAAGAGTCTAGCCCACGGACTACAGATTCTTGATCTTTAGGAACAGGTGTACCAGTCCTTAATGCTTTATTTATAGGTATATAAGCTGCACGAGTGCTATATTTTCTAGCAGCACTTGACTCATCTTTTGTAATAACATCTTTTGAAGATAAGCCTTTAGACAGATCTGCTGGTGGAGTAAATGTAGATTTTCTAGCTTTAAGTTGTCGCCAATCAAAATCTCCGGACTTCATTTTAAAGAAATCGTTGTCAGATAGGAAATAGTATCCAGCCTGAATTACGTCAAACGTATCTGCATTTTCTTCATCTTCTTCATCAGCATCTTCATCAAAAATAGATTCGTTTAGACTAATACGATACAGTCCAGTGTTAGAGTCGGATGGATTTCCGGTTACTTGATCAAGAGTAATTCCTGTAAACTCTGCTTCATCACTTCCAAGAACTTCTTTACCGGGTTCTGCATACCTGCTAGTTACTGATCTATTCAAATCCTGAAATCCTAGGGGAAGAGTGTCACTGTCAATAGACACATTAAACTTAGTCTTGTCCCCACGTTTTAAAGTTTTATTTTCCAGTGTTACTGTTCTGCTACCGTCTGAAGACTCTACAGACTTTCTAGAAGACTCTAATTTTTTATCTTCTTCGGCAGCTTGCTCACGTAGTTTTTGTCGTAAATCCTCTCTAGCTGCTTGTAATTTTAAAAATTTTGAACTATTTGTATATTCTCTAGTGTCTTCATAAGACACGTAATCATCAATTTCAGCACCTTCAAAAGGTTTTTTTGGATCAGCATTAAGCCTTTTTTCTAAAGATTCTTTAGTTACAATTGCATATTCCGGAGCTATTCGCTCTGCTTCAACAGCTTCCCACCCAATATCATCTCCCTCTTGCATCTCGTATTCTTCTTTAGACAATCCATTTTCATCTAATTCAACAGGGTAGTCGTTATCTTTAAATTCTTCGGTTCTAAAAATAAATTTATCTTTGTCTTCTTCTTTACCAGTGATGTCAAATAAAGTTACTCCAGTGTACCTAGATGGAAATCTTTCTAGCCTAGGTTCTTCACCAAAACCAATATCGTCACCGAGATAGTCTGTGAATCCAGTGACTCCCTCAAAATGTTTTTCATAATCATCTAGCCCGGTGCCCGACTCATAAGATCTGTCAAGTGGATACCAATCTCCTGGATTAATTTTGTTTCCGGAAGATAGAGTTATAGGAGTGTCTCCAAATACATCTCCCTGTACCTTGTTAAATCCAGGTTTTCTAGGTTTAGAAAATTTTCCTTCTTTTTGAGCAAAGCCGTCGTAATCAACGGTGTCGAACTCAGCGGTTCTAAGCATGATTTGACGTTCAGCTTCTTTAAAAGCTTCACTTGCGTCAATTCCAAGATCTACTTTTTCTTTAGGCTTGTCGCTAAAAGTAGCGGTAAATCTGCCACCCTTTTCCAAAATGTCGGTGACTAGACCGTTTTCCTCACGAGTCCAACGACTAATGTCTTTTTTAGCGTCTTTCTCTGTAGTAGCATCTACAAACTTACGTTCCGCCGCTGTTTCATTGAACTTGCCGGCTCTTTCAGATCCAGCTGCTTGTGCAAATCCTTCAGAGTCTTCTGGAAGAAGCTCAGAATCAAAAAATACATCTCTCGGCAAGATAGTATCTTGATTTTCAGCAATTTTATCTAGCTTTTCTCTAGGAGCTACATATTTTCCGACTCTTCGAAGTTGAGTCTCATTTCCCGGAGAATCTTGAGAATTTACAATTCTTACTGGGACATACTCGACTCCGGCTTTACGAGCCGCGGCTAGTCTATGGTTACCTTCAGTAATAAATGCTTTACCATTTTTAGGGTTGAGCACTACTATAATTGGCTCTTTAAAGCCGATGCCTTCTTCTAGATCTTTGGCAATGCTGTCTACCGTACTCTGCTCACGAATCTCATTACCTTCAGCTCCAATTAGAGCTTTGGTATTTACGTACTGAACTACCGATTTTCCATCAGATTTATAATCTTGTAGGTTAGGATTATACTTTTTACTGTATTCAGCATCTACCTCTGTACTAGGTGTCTGTGAGAACCCACGGTCCCCCTTTTCGGGGGTTACGCTTTTGGGGAGTTCGCACCTCTACGCTTTAGAGTATCAATAAGTCTTTGAATCTCGTCAGCAGACTTGCTGTTCAGGTTCGTGATTCCAAGCTTACGCTTCTCTGCAGAAGTCAGACCAAGAGAGTTAGCCAGATCCTTGACACGCTTAAGTTGTCTAGGAGTTGGCTTACCGGTGTCGACGCCAGCCTTAGGGTTTAGAGCCCTAAGTTGTCCAAGCATTGCACCCATCTGAGCCTTAGTCAAGTTTTTACTTGATAGGGCATCTTGAATTGCAGTAGCTAGTTCTGGATCGATGCCGTCTCTGTTGCCACCAAGTTCCTTGAGGTAGTCATACTGAGCGTCAGTAGCTGGCTCACCCATCTTAGGTGATACAACTGCGTTGCCAGGTTCTTGAGAAAAGCCGTCAGAATCATCATTAACATCATCATAATAACCTCGGCTGTTTTCAGCATCTTCATCAACAAGATCGCTGTTGTAGTAGTCTAGCTTTTCATTAGCAAATGCTAGGGCTTCTTCTTTAGAACCAAAAGTCTGAGAACCTTCGTCATATTGGAATTCTGCATCTTTATCCATGTATTGATACGAGTGATCTACTTCCCACTCACCGTCGCCCTTATACCAGACCTCAATCTGACTGTCAGAGTAAGGGTCTGTAGTATAACCACCATCGCTGTTTTGACTTAGTTTGTCATCCCTAACTGGAGTGCCTTTTCTGCCAGGTTCTTGGGCGAAACCACCCTGATCTTTCTTACGGTTTTTCTTATCTAGAATTCTCTGAGCACGATCTACAAAATCACTAAGAGCATATCTAAACTCATCTGATACTCTAGCATCACCAAAGTCCTCATAAAGCCTTGCCATTCTATCGATAAACTCTTGCTCAGTACCATTTTCAATAGCTGTTGAAAGTTCTTTCTCTAGATTTGCTTCCGAGAAGTTTTGAGATAGATTTGAGTTATAGTCAGCTGCTTCGTTAGCTGCCCACTCAATCGCGTCATCGCGGTCATCAAACTCTTGCCTATCATACGCAGAATCTCCGCTATCAGAACCATAAGTAATTCTAGCTTCGTACTTACCATTCTCGTTTGGCTCATTGTCAATGTTGATTTCTGCTCCACCGCTTCTGTAGTCTCCCCAGTAACCATCATCTGCAGCTTCTGCAATCTTATCGGCATCTGTTGAATAGTAAATTTCTCTAGCAGTAGCCATTTCATCTTCAACGTCAGATAGATCTAAGTTTCTTAAATCGTCAGGATCTCTAAGAGCTGCTCGTATTCCAGCACGATCTTCAATTCTCTTAATAACTTGATCTCTCAGGTTATCGAGCTCGTCTGCCAAACTAGAGTCACTAGAATTATCTCTTCTAAGTCTAGATACAACATCTTGAAGATCGGAAGCAAACATGTAAGACTGCTCTACAGCCCAGTCTTTACCATATTTTTTATTGTCTGGATTGTCTGGATCTGACTCTGCTAACATTTCTCTCAAGTTGTCGCCGTCTAACATAAGGAAAGTGTCCTCATTTGCAGCGTCAAGTCTTCTTGCAAGCTCATCAATTCGCTCACCCTTTAGAGAGTTGTAGTAAGCATCCATCTCACCAGCAACTTCGGCAGGTCCGCTTTCTGTAAAGTCGTCACCAGCACGGTCGCGGTTGAACTGCTCTTCTCCAGGAATGCCTGGCTCCTGAGCAAAGCCGATAGTCTCTGGACGATCCTTCTTTCTACGAAGCTTGTCGTTTAGAGCATCTACTTCAGCACGGTTCATGTTTGGTAGGTTGTCTAGGATGTCCTTGACTTCTTCTGGAGTTAGGTCCTTGGTCACAAGCTTGCTGTTCAATGACTGAAGAGCACGGTCGCTTGGCTTGTTAGGGTCGACGCCCGGTTTGAACGGAGCATCACGCATAGGGCCAATAAGTGCACTCATCTGTGCCTTAGTTAGGTTCTTGTTCGCAAGAGCTTCTGTAATTGCCTGAGCAGTTAGGTCGTCAGCTGGAACTCTTTCATCAGCGTACTCTTGTAGAAGAGCATACTGAGCAGGAGTTGCAGGTTCCATCTGCTTAGCAGACAAACCTCCAGTTTTTTCCTTGTTTTGCTTCTTATTGCCGTCAGCAATCTGCTTACGTAGCCATTTCTCGGCTGCCTCTGGACTATTGAATGATTTACTAGTAGTATTTCCTAGTCCATTTCTATTTTCAGGATTAGCGTATTTAGCAAACCATCTGTTAGATTCTGTACCGTCTTCATTTTTATAGACGCCATACCTAACGTCAGATATGTTACCGTTGGCATCTTTATAAACTACGCCTCCTACTTTATCGACAGACTTAAGATCTAAAGCGTTTGGGTCCTCTTCTAATAGATCGGAACCGGTTCCTGGTTCTTGGGCGAATCCACCGCTCTTATCTTCACGGAAGAAGTCATAGTCTTCACCATTGTTTAGACCAATCGTATCAAACCATTCACCAGGTCCAAAGCCTGATTCTTTGTCTGCTTCTAGGAATAGCTTATAAGCTAGTACTTCACTATGGTAGCGACTAGGTTTTTCAATAGCTCCCTTAATCTCTCTACCGTTGTACCCATTAGCAACTGCCATATCAGCAATTAAATTGTAATAGCTGTATGGATCACTTTCGGCGAGACCATTTAGATAATCATCGTTGTAGCTCATAGCATTTTGTACTAGATCGCTAAGTTCTTCATTGTCATAGTCACCAGCAAGTTCAGAAAGTTTTTCCGAATCAAAATAACCATCGTCTTCTGCGCCAAGAGCACTTAAAATTTTATTAGCATCTTCTTCGCTCTTTGAGAAAAGATCTTTGTTAATTTTATCTTGCTCGTCCCAGGCATTCTGTACGTCAGATGCAAGGCCGGCAAGTTCACCATCTTGAGGAAGGTACTTAAATTGCTTAGATCTTGCAGCCCAACCAAATTGAGCTTTTTGTTGTTGAAGATCTCGGATTTCATCTCTATTATCAGATTTATCAATTTTACCCTGAAGAATATCTTCAGCTTCTTTGACAGCTCGATTTACTTTATCACGTATTGGCTTATTAGCTGCTTTAGGAGTAAAATCAATTCTACCCTTTGGATAGTTTGTCCAAGCATAGTTTTTAGCTGGCTCTTCGCCACCAGGACGTTGAGCAAAGCCTTCACCTTCAGAGCCAAAACCAATCTCGTTTAGCCAGTGATCATTGTTCTGATCCTCAGCCCAGGTGTTCATTTCTGCGTCAAGAACATAGTCATGATAGTTATAAGGTTTCTCAATCATACGTTTGAACTCAGATGGGCTTGCATTTATAGCTTCAGCAGCATTCGCAATTTTGTAGAAGTATTCAGCAGGATTTGTACGAGCTAAATTGTCTAGGTAGTTTTCATTTAGCTCTTTAATTTCCTGAGCAGCTTCGTAGTCTTCATCATCCTCGTCTAGACCGCCGTCTTCAATAAAAGCATACTTCTCAACAAGTCTCTTAGCTAGAGCTTTGTTCTTTGCTCTAACTTCTGGGCTTGGTCCGTTTCCAGGTGCTTGACCAAAGCCTCCGTAATCAAGATCGGCAGCGTAATCCTCTGCGTCCTGATTTACTTCCATACTGTTGTAGTAATTAAGTTTTTCGTTAGCAAATGCTAGAGCTTCTCCCTTAGTGTCGAAGGTCTTAGAGCCTTCGTCAAACGGCAACTCTCCTCTAGATTTGTCCATGTGAATGAACTGGTGGTTTACTTCCCACTTACCGTCATTGGTAGGGTTGACTTCAATTTGACCTGGCTCACCAAAAGTAGTGCTAAGAGAACCGTCGTCACTCGTAATCAATTTGGAATTGTTTATAGGAGTATATTTTCTGCCAGGTTCTTGAGCGAAACCTCCGGACTCAAGATCAGCGGCGGCATCTTCTGCATCTGAGAATACCTTGTCACCGTTGTAGTAGTCTAGTTTTTCGTTAGCAAATACAAGAGCTTGCTTTATAGAATCAAACTTCTGAGAACCTTCGTCAAATGCAAACTCATTTCCAGAGCGTGCCATGTGGTTGTACGCGTGGCTTACTTCCCATTTACCGTCATCAGTAGGGTTGACTTCAATTTGCTTGTTAGAAGTTGGACTAGTACTGTAACCACGATTGCTAGTTGGCTGTAACACTTCTGGTTTGCCAGTTGCTTGAGCGAAGCCAGCTGCAGGAGATTCTCCGTTAGCGTCTCTAAGAGCTCGATCAATAGCCTCAACAGCGTCTTGTTTAGCCTTAAGTGGGTCACCAAACCCTAAGTTAGCTTTATCAATGTCTTCGATTGCTTGTCTAATTTCATCTTCGTAGTCTGGAACAATGTCTACAGGCTTACCATCGAAGGTGACCACAAGGAAATTACCGTCAGGATCTCCTTCTACGACTACCTTTAGGCGTCCGTCTGCAGAAGTAAAGTTTCCGCTTCTATCCCAGAGATCAGGATTGTCAGCTGCCTTACGGTCAATCTTAGGAGTGTAGCTAATTGAAAGATCTGCACTCTTGCCAACCTCAGCAAGAAGCTTGCCCATCTCGCCTTTGGTTAGGGCCTTGTTAGCAACGGCTTCTTCAACCATATCGCGAACGTCGGTTGGAAGTTTTTCACCTTGGTTATCTAAGATACCCTGAAGCTTGTTGTACTGTAGGGAGCTAGCTGGGTCTTTAGTCCAGGCTGGTGGCTCGTCGCCAGGTTCTTGAGCAAAACCGCCCATCTCGTCTGGAGACTTTCTAGCGTTTCCTTCAAGTTCTGAGAACAGACGTTCGCCGTCTTCAAGTGCCTTGTCTAGATTATCTGTAGGTTCACCCTGGCCCATAATTTCACCATTACGGTTGTAGGCGATAGGGGTAATCATACCCTTGTCTTTTTCTAGACGTACAATTCCACCATCTTCTGTTTCTGCAGTAGCAGCAAAGAAAATATCACTATCTGGATATAGAAGGAATTTTCCGCGTTTATTTGAAGACTCACCAGGCTTTTGATCAAATCCACCGGTTTGCTTCTTTAGGAATTTGTCAACTAAAACACCTACGTCTTTTGCTAGGTCTGCTGAATCGTAGCCCCAACCAATGTAAGGAAGCTCACCAACCCATTCGCCATCGTAAGATACAGAAATACGAGATAGGTTTGTACCACCAAATCCCATGTCTGGTTCTCCATCTGCCATTGACTCAAGAGTCAATCTTCCATCTGGAGACTTGTAGGTAGCGTCATTACCGCCTTCAGGATCTCCGAACCAGTGGCTTAGGTTGGCAATGTGAGCCTCGTCAACTCCACCAGCTTGGCCGGCTGATTGGGAGAATCCTTCGATATCATCGGTTCTTTCACCGTACTTGATATTCGGTCCGCCTCTAAGAAGTTCTTTAAGATCCGAAACAATTTCTTCTGCTTCTCTTTCAACACCTTCAGGCTCCATGTCTGGGTATCGAGAACTATCGTCAACTAAAACAAAATTCTGTACGTAGCCAATTGGTTTTCCATCATAACTAACTTCCCAGTCTCCACCTTCTACATAGGCAGAAGCAGCTCCTTTATTGGTTTCATAGTCATAATCACCAGATTTGTCTACATATTTTATTTCAAGTTTTCCGTCCTTAGACTTCCACTCGTCTCTAAAATCAAAACTACTGTCAAGTTCACCAGAATAGTCTTTGGCTAAGTTACGTCGCTTAGGACTGCTATTAAGGTGCTTTGAGATTACATTCTCAATTTCATCAGCATAGTCGTCAATATCCATGAGCTCGATTGGTTGAGAGTATGGTCTATCGATGTATCTAACAGGCTGTCCATCTTCTAGATCTATAGTATATTTTTCCCCATCAACAGATACTTCTAGATAAGATGTATCGACTGCAGGATCATCTGCATAATAGCCAGCATCAGCGTCTCGGACGTAAGTAATCTTAATTCTTCCATCTCTAGAAACCCAGGTACGGTCCTTAAATGCTTCGGCAGACCAGTTGGCGTCTTTAAATGCGTCTACTGGAAGCTTATATTTTAGAGGCTCATCTTCTCCAGGCGCTTGAGCAAAACCTTCAATGTCATCTTGACCAGGAAGATCTGCTAGAGAAATGTCATTTGCAGCCTTTTCTGCTGCACCAATGCTCTTGAAGTTTGATGACGCACCTAGTTCGCCACCATCCTGAGAAATTGGAGTTACGTCCCAGGTACCATCGCCCTTAGGTGTGTAACGCATCATCAAACCTTCAGAGTTTTTCTTCAATAGGTTTGGACTTGCGTCTTCCCAGCCGTTGGTGTCTGGCATACCCTTTAGACGAGTAATGAGATCTGAAGCTTCATCCTTGGTCATCTTTGGAAGACGCTTGCTTAGATCAGCGGCTTCTTTAGCAGGAAGACCCTTAGAAATTAGACCACGGCGGATAGACGCTAGTTGTCTATCTGAAGGTACGTTGGTGTCAACGGCCTTTCGCATCTCACCAATTACGGCACCAATTTCGCCCTTAGTTGCTTCTTTGTTTGCAAGAATATCTTGCATAGACTTACGAAGTTCTTCTGGAAGTTTGTCACCCTGCTTTTCTAGGATGTTAGCTACGAATCCACGCTGGGCATCGGTTGCTGGGTCAGAAGATTTTCCACCCGGTTCTTGACTGAAACCAGGCATTTGATCATAACCTTCAAAGCCATCAACGTCATAGTAATCCCGATCATTTGATTTAGCTTGAGCGTTACCAAAAGCTTCGTCAAGCGCACCTATTTTTCCGTCTTCACCTTCACCATAGTTTTTAGGGTCATAGCCATCACTAAACTCGCGCTCTTTGTCACCACCAAATGGACTTTTAACGAGACTACCACCTACAACATCAACAGTACCGTCGGAATACTGAGTTATCTCAGCTGAACCGGCGTCACCTTCGTAGAACCAAACACGTTTTCCTGCTGCTTTATCGGATTCAGACGTTATTTCTTTGAAGTCTTTTCCGTAAGCCTTAACAAGATCGTCAACGGTATTAATTTCTGGTTCATTGCCAGGTGCTTGATAGAAGCCATCTCTTTCCCAGTCTTCAGGACCCTCTGGTGGCTCTGGTGGATCGTAGTCACTCTCTCCAGCACCAAATATACCTGCAATATCGTCCATGGAAGAGCCCAAAGGAAGTGACTCATAACTAGTGTCTACATCTTGACTAGGTGGCTCATCCCAGCCTCCAGGATTGTATTTACCGGCAGTATATTGAGTTAATTCGGCTGCTCCACCAGGATAAATTTCTAGTTCTGCGTACTTGTAGTTATCTTCACTACCTAATGTTAGAAATATCACACCATCATCATCAGGGAATACATCTCCTGAATACCCGTATTCCTCTGCAAGATTTTTAATAGCAGCTAACTCTTCATCAGAATAAAAAGAACTCTCAGAAGACCCATTTTCATAGTCGTCATATTTTTTAAGTTGAGCAGCGATTACATCGTGGTACTTAGCGTATTCAGGGTCCTCTAGCAAAGATTTCATTGCTTCTGCATCTAAATCCTTGAAAGACGTAAATACTTTAGCTTTTAATCCACGGTTGTACTTAATTTGCTCAATTTTGGCCTCGCGAGCCTTTTTTACATCTGACTTAAGTGGTTCTAAGCCATCTTTTTCACGTTTTTTATTTTTTGGAAATGCAAAGATTCCTTCTATATCATTCTGGGATCTTAAGTTATAACCATACTCACTGCTTAAAACACCAACACCAATGGTGTCTCCACTGTAGTACCTTTTACCAGCATTTTCTCCTTCGGTAATATTTATTTCAAAATTACTCGGGTTAGGATTATTTTCTTGTCCACTCCAAGGCGTATATACAATCTCGTGGCCATAAGCTGACCATTTTCTAATGCCTTTGGCAGCATCTTCGGGGGTGGTAACTTCTACTGCATCATACTTTTTTGCAAAATCGTCAAGATTAATATTCTCCCCACCAGGTGCTTGATCATAGCCATAAAAATCGCGATTGTCGCGATCCTCGTCGTATGTGTCTGGCTCATCATCAGAATTATCGTAGTTTTCATAACCCTCATCCATCAGTCCAGCTAAGTCGTCTAAGCTAGAACCGGCTGGAATACTATTTCCATCACTTCTAACGTCAGCATCTGCTGGGCTATCCCAGGATGCTGCATAACGCTTTGCAACATAAAAGTTTTCTAGGTCTGCGGATCCATCTGCACGTACAATTAGCTCAGCCCATGCGTCTCCAGCGTCATCGCCTTTTACTAGAGATATATATGGTTCTTCTCCTAAATATTCACCTCTAGGTAAGCCGTAACCAAACTCATCCATTAATTTTTGAATATCCTCGAGTTCTTTATTTGTCCAGTACGGGCTATCAGCTTCCCCTGCTTCATATGCCTTTGCTTTTTCTAACTGCTTACTAGCATAATCATGATGTGCCGCATATTCAGGATTGTCGAGTACTGACTGGATCTGCTCAATAGATCCAGTATTAATTCCACGATATGCGCGAATTTCAGCTACATCTTTAGGGGATATTCTTTGAGCTTTTGATACGAGCTCTTCCGCATTTGCAATTGCACGATCTTTTAGTTCGGTGCTTTCATATGCTGCGTTTTTCTTGTTTTCCAGATTTTTTTGTAGTGCTTCTACGTCGCCAAATCGAACAGCTTTTTGTCGATCGTAATATGATTCAAAATTATTGTAGAATTTAGGATCACCGTATTCAAAAACACCATAGTCGTACTCTTTCTCACCAGGAGCTTGCTCGAAGCCTTCATTATTTTCTAATAGATCCTTAGGAGATAGTTTTTTATTTCTGCCAGGTTCTTGAGCGAAGCCCTTAGCTGGCTGCTGTTTGCGTAGACGTGCTTTTGCTTTTGGAGCCTTACCCTTACCAGAGTCATTATCTGCGGCAAGCTTTTGAAGGTTTGCCCATTCCTGAGCGTAGCCAACAAAATCTCCAAATTCATCTGACAAAGAAAGTACAGGTTTGTTTGAATCATATGAGCCATCAGGACCAGCACCAATAAATTTTGAGCCCGAAGGTGCTTGCTCGCCGGATGGAAGAGTTGAAACAGAGTAGCCGTCTGCAGACGTAAAGGTGCCATCACCATTGTCAGTCCAACCAGTTGGAGCAGACTTGCGGTTTGCTAGAAGTTCTTGTAGTGGAATTGCGTAACGTGAGTTTTTAGAGTCTGCCTTAAATGCTGGAGCTTCTCCAGTTCTAAGAATAGCTTTTAGACCTTCTACCTTAGATGCAGGAACAGAATAGATACCTGATGGAAGATCGGCTCCTCCTCCAGAAATTTCAACTTCAATCCTGTCGCTGTCTTGTGGGTTACCAGCAAACTTACCAACGAACGACTTAATCATGTCGCCAATCATGGCAAATATACGAGATCCACCACCCATCTCAGCAAATCGACCCTTACGGTCACGACGTTGCAACTTGGCACGTGCAGAACGTGCTGCTGAAGAGTTATTTCCAGCGAATGGGTTTCCGATACCAAAAGCAGCGGTAATTGCTTGAATCTTAATGTCTGCTGGAACAGAAGCAGTTAGTGCCTCTAGACGTGCAGCAGCGTAGATGCTCTTGCTACTTCTTGGCTGTTGAACAAATGCCTCAAAGACTGCTTTACGTACAGACTCGTCAGTGATGCGTGGGTCGTAGGAAACCCAAGCAGCATTACGGACGCGACGTGCAGATGCAGTAATCGGGCCAACGGTTTTTGTTGAGTACGGGTGAGCACTAGGGAGTAGGTCCCTAAACTCTACTACCGGAGCTTTATTGGAAGCCGGACCGTCGATAGCGTAGTCAACAAAATTGGTTACTTCACGCGCAGCGTGGAAGAAAATGTCTCGAGGGTCTTCGATGTCTAGTTTGCTTGCAATGTAACGATCTGTGTAGTTAAGAACGTCTTTTAGTGCTACTTGTCTTACCGAGGCAACTAACGCGTTTCTTTCAACAACGTAGTTTATAACGCCTCTCTTAAAGATCTGCTCACTCTCGGTGACAGTTATTTCTAGATCTTTTTCACTTAAGCTCTCTAGAGCAGCAACTAGGGGATTCAAATTTTCACTCACTTAGGAGTACCTTCCTACTACAGGTATCGCGACTGTTTTATTGTAACAAACTTAGAAAAAGTTTATCGTATTATGTGTACTTTGATTAGTTTAACCGTGTACGAAATAGCCTAATGCAAATGCAAGAGCTGTATTAAATCCAGACTTGCCCTTAGACTGCCCGTAGATCCAAGCATCCTTGATCTGGCTAACGGCTTCATAGCCTTTTCCAGAGAATTCAGCAATATCTAGGACTGCATCATCATTACGCTTGTACTCGCCAGGCTTTCTAACAGTTACGGTTAGACCGTTTTTAACTGCAGCTGAAGCCACAAGTGGGTCAATGCTTAGGGCCTTAGGGTGAGTATGAGGCAGCAAATCAGCGTCATCGGTTGAGAATGTTGTTAGCAACTTCTCACTACCAATCTGAGACAAGAAGTTCTGTACTCGGCTAATTGCAAAGCGGTGGCGGGTTGTGCCTTCGGACATTTCACCAGCGTACTTTCTAGCTCCACGGCGGTAAACGGTCTTGCACTTAGCAAAAGTAGTCTTTAGGCCATCCTGAGCAGAAGCGTTGTAGTTGTCAACAAGTGATCGCAGCTCTGCTTCAACGTTGGTTGGAAGCACTAGTTCGCGAGAACGTCCAGATGCAAAGAATGCAGTTCCGTCTTGGTCATAACCATCTAGGAATGCAAGCTCGTCGTCCCAGCCGTCCTGAGAAATTGGAACTATAGGAGACTCAACGTCAACAATCATAATTGTGCTAGTCGATGGGACCTGCATTCCTAGAGTTGCAGCCAACTGCCACTGCCACTTCTGGTGCATGTCTATTCGCTCGGCAATAAAGTTTGCAACTCCCTGCTCATTGCAGCCATTTGCACAGTCAAAAGTCTGAACAAGGTGAGAGATAAGTTTACCGTTGACGTCAAGTAAAGACGAAACCATACGAGTCGGGTCGCTAGAGATTATCTTCTCTGGAACACAGGTCGCAAGGTCGTTGAACTCTGACATCATAAATGGAGCGTCAAAGCCGAGCTTGCGGATGTTCTCCGCCAGTGGGTCTAGCGATCCAGATACGTCTTCGTAAATGTCGCCAAAAAACTCGTGGAACTCTCTGAAGTCCATGCCTTTGACGTTCCAGTGATAGCCGTGAGAAACGTGATACATAACAGCAGCGTTTGCAAGTGCTGTAGATAGCTTGTCTCTTAGATCGGTTTTTGAGTGAGTCATCTTTTTACCTTACTGTGGTTCCGCTAGCGGAATTGGGGGAGCCTCCGGGTTTTCCTGGGCCGGAGCTTCTTGGGTTGGAGCTCCAGAAGGCGGAATTGCCTCTGGAGTTGGAGCTGCGGGAGCAGCGGGAGCAGGAGCAGGGGCACCTGGTTGTGCGCCTTGTAGCATCTGCTCTAAGCCTGGTGGAATTGGAGCAACAGAAGTTGCCTGTGATGCAGCACGGGTAGCTTCCATAACTTCTGGAGCGACTGCGTTTAGCATAGCTTCGGTAAGTTCTGGCGTGATCATACCCTTGTCCATAATCATACGTAGAGCAACCTCTGTTGGACTTGGTGCATCCTGGTCTGAGAATCCGTGAGCACGTCTCCAAGTGTCGTAAGAAACTGCCATCTTCTCAAAGCCGGAGTCTGCATCCATTGCTCGGTCGTTACGAGTTGCAACTGCTGATGGGTCATACCAAGCAACAACTCTCTCGACTTCAGTGCGCGAGAAGCCATTGGCTAGAAGATATGGACGTAAGTAAACAACAGTAATCGCGTCTGCAATTAAAAGCATAAGTGGCTCAATGTGAGCCTTGTAAAGTGACTCGTCGATCTGAACCGCGTTTGAATACTTTACGTTTGCAAGACCAGTAACAATATCCTTAGGAACGTCGAGACCTTGCAGAATACGCTCTAGTACACGGTCAGCACGTTGAACAAGAGTTGCATCGAATGAACGCTCAAACTTGAACTGCTTAATCTTGTCACCAAGTTCCGCAGGACCACGAATGATCAGAGGAACAACTGCGGATGCAGAATCCTCGTCACGAATCGGAGTGGTCATCGCGTCGATTAGCTGGTCTTCAAATTCATCTGCCATCTCTTCTGGAGTTGGTTCAGCGGAAAGACCGTCTGCATCATCGTACGGATAACTAGGGTCCGGAGTTGCGGCTACGGACAGGCCATCAGGCAGATAGAGCGCACCAGCGTTCAGACGGGAACGCGCCGTTGCACGGAACGTACGGTTTAGCAACAGTAGTTCTGCGCAAAGATCTAGAAGGCCACGTAAGCTCGAATCAGCTTCTTCAGAAAAACGTGGGTGAGCTCGCCAAATACGTCCTACGAACGCATTTGGTGGAAGTTTGATTCCCATGCCTTTACCATTTGCTGTTCCTTGTAGCATTTCACGACGGGCAATAACAGAGTACTGTCCTTTGGTGTCAATCTGCAGTTCGTCAATTGATCGGATGTCCCAGCTTTCTGGAATTCCAGATCCTTGACGTTCAGGAATTTGTACTAGGTAGCATTCGCCGGTAACAGATAGGTTTAGGGCGGCGTCACGCAAAAGACCAGCCTGGCCTCCGTATGCGGAGTCTAGACGTTGAATTGCACGTTCGGCTGCAGAAGCTAGACGTGCTTCAATTGCATCTGCGTTACGAATTGGAACTGGTGCTTCTGCTGGATCAATAATGACCGCAGCGTAAAGACGAATACGAGAAACAACGGAAGCAACGAGTGAGAATGCGTATTTGATTTCACCGATCGCGTCGTAGTATTCCCAAGCTTCAGACTGCCACGCAGAAGAAGATGCTAGACGTCGGTTTCTAAATTGCTCGGCTTCGGTTCTGTCGTTCAGTTTAATCTGAGCAGCGGCAGCAGTAAGTGGACGTGGTTGATTATAACTTACCGAGGTCGCCGGAATGTATCCGTACGGAATTGGTAGAGACGTAGGTGGAAGTGGCATCGAGGTATTGCGACTTCGAGCTGGTTCACGTCTGAAAACTGCCATTGGAGGCTCCTGTAGTTATCTAGTTAGTTGTCGAGCTTGTTAGTTACTAGACCTGCAATTGCAGAAAGGGCTAGCGGCAGCAAGCAAACAAACGTTACTGATGGATATATTGTATATGAAATAGTGACTAGTGATCCGAACCAAATGCTCATACACCAGTTGCATGTGAATAAATAGCCGAATGTGGTTGATGGTGGAAAGCGTTTCCACACACGTTGACGTAGGGCATCAAAAATAACGTCGGTTGTAAATAGACGTGCAAGTCTAAACGTTCCGAGAGATAGAACTAAGAGTTGAATTAGGGTTAGATCGTTCATTGAGTAGGGTCCAGTATCGAGCTTAGAGTGCGGTATGGATTCCACGCACGAAGACGTGAGCCACAGCCGCAAGAGTTATCTTTTTGGAATGCAAGCATCTTACCAGACGTCGTTAAAACGCGATATACGCCTGATTGAGAGTCTGCAGGAAAGTATGAAAGATACGTCTCGTGGAAGACGATCTGAGGGCCCTCTGGGGCATCTGAGGCCACTGTGACGTGTGTGTCAGAGACTATTACACGGGTCGTAGAGACGTAGAAGGTTCCAAGGATGTGAGAGATTGGATTTAGCTCAAAGACGTCCCTAAGGGCACCTGCAGGGGCCGCAGAAAAGTGTGCAGGAAAGACATCGGCTAGTATTCTCATTAGCTACCTAGTCTACGGGATATGGCTCGATGTGTGACTCCAGCTGCCCTGGCTATGTCAGCAATCGAGACGTTGTTGGCTCGAAGATCTTTAGCCATTTGAGTGAAAAGGGAATTGGCTACAGACTCAGGAGAAGATGACGCCATACCGGAACGGAAACGTCGGGCCAGGGGTGCTAGACGTCGGAGTTCTTCAGCGGTGATCGGAGGAACACCGGGGGATTTAGGAGTCTTTCTTTGATAGCCGTTGGCCGACGTTTTTAATGTTGGATCGGGAATAGGGACGTCGACGGTAACGTTTGGAGAAGGTCTATCCACCCAAGCTTTGACAGACGAACGTCCTTTCGGTGGATAGAGAGCGGACCCGATTGCGGAAAGGGTCCAACCCCCACGAAAGAGTTGCTGAACTCGGAGGACTTTGTGATCGTAGTCGAGAGAGTTTAGAAAAAGGGTTTCCGTTTGTGGAAGCTTTTGATTACGAGCTGGACGTCTGGACATGTGTACAGTTTATCAGAAGATGAGACATTGATTGCGGCTGTACTGTGCGTAAAAATGATACATTAACGTTTTTTGACTTTGGGCTGCGAGACGGCAACGCATGTTTTTCGCGTGCCGTCAAAACGTTTCCTGAATAATTCCTGAAAATCACAAGTTAGGTTAGGCTAACCTAAGTTGTCTTGCGTGTAATGTGTGGGGGGTGGACGCAACTTCTAACGAACCAGACCAGACTTTATAAGTTAGGTTAGCCTAACCTAACCAACTACAAACCTGACCAAGCCAAGCAAGTCATTTGGATACAAACAAAGCAACCCAAGCAAGTAGCATAACTTCCAACAGACTTCTAACGAGCTGAGCTACGAGCTGAGCTACAAGCTAGCTATGAGCTGAGCTAGCTCAAAGCTACGAGCTGAGCTACGAGCTGAGCTACAAACTTCTAACGAGCTGAGCTGAGCTATGGGCTAGCTACTAGCTACGAGCTGAGCTTAGCTGAGCTATGAGCTACTAGCTATGAGCTGAGCTACGAGCTACAAGCTACGAGCTATGAGCTACTAGCTATGAGCTGAGCTACGAGCCGAGCTGAGCTACGAGCTGAGCTGAGCTATGAGCTAGCTACTAGCTATGAGCTGAGCTGAGCTGAGCTACGAGCTAAGCTAGCAAACTATCACCGCATCAACTTACAAAGTTCTATGGTGAAGCAGTAGTGATTAGTAATGACTAACAAACTTATTCCTGTCCGTCTAAACAACACATACGGATCCAAATGATAATAAAGCAATGATCAAATAAGCAAAGGCAAATAAATAATTGATCAACAATGATCACAAAGAGAGATCGTGATCAGCGATCATAAATAATGATCAAACCAATACAAATAACGATCCGTATGTCCGTGTATGAGCTGAGCTATGAGCTGAGCTATCCAGCTATCCGTATGAGCTGAGCTATCAACTTATAATGAGCTGAGCTATCCGTATGAGCTGAGCTATCAACTTATAATGAGCTGAGCTATCCGTATGAGCTGAGCTATGAGCTACAAGCTGAGCTGAGCTATCCGTATAAATAAATAATCCCCTATCAAGTTGATAAGGGATTATTTATTTAGATACAAACTAACCGAATACTACATCGCCAAACAAAGCAACTTGGATAATACAATCGGCGTCTTCGGCGTCATAATCAACATCGCTAGGGTCGCTAATAATCTGTTGGCATACTGCCTTAGTGTTGCTGTTGATAGATACTTCACCCGTAGCAAGTTTTTTGGCTGCGTCAAATAAGTCTTGATAGGTAATAGTTTTTGACGCCCAGCTCTCAACATACTCCGGCAATAGATACACCTTATAAGTTTGGCTGTCCGGATTATGCTGACCCTTGCTGACCCAATAGCCAATCCAATAGCCACCATCGTCAATAATGTTCTCAATCAGTTCTGCTGTTTCTTGATTCACTAGATTTCCTTTCAGTAGTGATTACTAGATAACTATACTACGCTTCGCACTGCCAGCAAGCACAATCGTTATCCCCATAGAGATAAACCCCGTGTTCGCAATAATCAGTATTACGCTTCTGCTCTAACGCTTCGCCCATTTGATCAATACTAATGAGCAACCTTTCACTAGCGTTGCCTAGTGATAGTTTGCGATACGCTTCTTCCAAAGCATAACGCAAGGTTTCAGTGGAATAGTTTTTGTAAGGGTTTTCGGTGTTAGCCATTTTGCTCACCACACTTTCGGCAGTTAGTTTCTAGCGAATGGAAATAGTTTCCACATTGTTTTATTAGACCGAGCTTGGCTAATGTTCTAACTGCTCCTGCTAAACTAGCGACATTTTTACTAGCAACATCGTAAGGTCTAGCGTTAGCGATTTGCTCGGGTGTTCCAGCGTAGTTCCAACTAACAACATAGGTAAGCATTTTTCGTTGTTGCTGATTTAGTTTTAGCACTTAGGTTCCCTTTCCGTAGTGGTAAGTCAATGCTACTACATACAACCGACAAAGCAAGGGATTTATTCCCAGAGATTATCTAACTTTAAAGATACCTTTTCTGGATCCACCAGCTTCGCTTCCACGGGGATTAGGTATCTTTCTACCAGCAACCGATCGGGCTGTAATCTTTCCACCTGTAAATCCCGACGGGGGTTTGATAAGCAAGGCAGTTAGGGCGTGAACCAGGGCGTCTACCCTGTCCGGTGATTTGCCTTCGCCAGGTATCCAAGAATACATCTGGCTTTCCAATGATCCGAGATAACCTATGTGGTGAACCCTACCCTGCTCATAAGCCAATGTGACGGGTTCTGCTCTCAAGGCCTTTCCGTATTTGGAATGGACTTCTAATACTTTTATGTTTGGATCTATTGTGTGGATCGCATTCTTCACCAATGCTCCACCTTGGTTCACTTCGGCTACAACAGGGCAACCCCACTTGCGAGCCATCTCTACAACCTTGTTAGCCCAAACATCGGGACTTCCGTGAACACTTGCGTCTTCCAATACCCAAGCTTGACGCTTGTATAAATCTCTCTCAGCAGTAGACGAAACTACGACAATCCCACATTCATCTCTCGGGTTCTCAGCAACGCTAGGGTCAACACCAATGATCCGTAATGGAACGCCAAGTGGCATAGCACCTTGACGATACTGCTCAATCAGTTCTTCTGTCCACAAAGCACCCTCAACGCTATCTAACATCTCACCATAGATTTCTTGCTGAGCCAAGCGAGTTCCCTCATAAACACCCGTGATAGCGTCAAGATAAGCACTAGATAAGTTCCCTGAGTTGTCCAATGTAGACCCACGAGTAATAACTACACGACCCGTCTTCGCTTCTTCTATCAACTTGTAAAGCAATGGAACACGCTTCGGTGTTGTAGTGACCATAATCTTAGGATTAGATCCAAGACGAGTTCCAACACGCAAGTTATCAAAGGCAGTCATACCAGCTGCGTCTGGTGTCTGTCGCCAAGCAGCGATCTCATCTCCCCAAGCGTGAGTAAATTGTGGACCACGAAGCGAGTCTGGTTCATCTGCCGTGAAGCAAGTAGCAACATTTCCGTTAGGCCAAGTTAGTCTTCGCTTGGATGGTTCATACAAAGGTCTTTCACTAGGGGGAGTCACATTCATAATCCCCGACTCACCTTCTACGATTACATCTCTAACATCGGCAGCCGTTCTTGCGACTAATGCAAAGCGACGCTGTCCCGTAGTTGTATGCTTCGCTTCTTCACGAACCCATTCAGCAGCAGTTCTAGTCTTACCAGCACCACGACCAGCAATGTAAGCCCAAATGTTCCAATCACCAGCCGGGGTTTGCTGTTCAGGGCGACCCCAAGCAGACCAATCCCACATAAGCGTTTCCGGATCCATACCAGCCAATACTCTTGCTTGTTCTTCCGGAGATAGCAAAGCTATCTGTTCCATTAGGGACTTAGCCATAAACTCCTACTTACTCTTGGTCAATAATAACCCTGTTCTTATCTAGGATAGCAGAATACACTTGGCTCTTACCTGTCGTTTCTGTCTTATACCCGTATCTAGCAAGACGGAAACGAATAGCCCCGTGAGTAATCCCTAGCAACTTGGCTAAGCGATACACCGAAACTCCTTCTACTTCTACTGCCTTGTTTAGCAGATACGAGTATTCTTCGGCTTCCCTGCGATACTTCTTGCTATGAGAACGAACCTGTTGGGCTAGTGGTTGTAGTTCCACTAGGCGACTAAGCGTTTCATTACTAGGCAAGATAATAACTCTTGTAGATTTCACTACTTCGGGGGCGATAGGTGGTGTTGGTAGTGGAAACTCAACTGCCTTATCGGTATCAACGCTAGATTTGGCGATTTGCCTTGCTCTCTCTCTTGTAATCTCAAACGCAACGCCAATGCTCTCAAATGTCCAACCTAGACCCCTTAGAGCCTTTACATAGGCATCTCTAAGTTCTCTATCGGTGATACTTCTAGCAGTAGCGACTACTTCTTCGGGGATTTGGTGATTTTGCTTCACATAAGACATAACTTTCTCCTTTTGTCGTGTGTATTTGTCTTTCTACAACATTACAAGATAATAACGAGAAATGCCAACTCGCAAATGCGAATTGGCATTCCTTAGTAGCGAACAGATCTATAAGACTACTCTTACATTAGGATCATTAGCAAAGATCAGCTCAAATGTCTCGGCGTTGATCACGCCATCTCCCACTAGGCCACGATCAGCCTGGAACTGAGCGATCGCTGATTTAGTTACATCTCCGTAATACCCGTCTTTATCTTTCAGGGCTACAACATAACCAAGTTCATACAATCTTCGTTGTAAGTGGTGGATCGTTAGCGACTTGCGATTGTAGATGTTCTTGTAGATACACTTGTCCAAGAACACTTCATCAACTACGCCTAGTCCAACCACAGCTGGCCCTGCCGGGACAACTTCTTCTTGCTTGATAGGTGGAGCCGGAGTTGGAACCATACCACCATCCGTGATCTCAATAACCGGAGCGATCTTTACCGGAATAGGATCTGGATCTACAACCGGCTCTTCTACCGGATCTACGACAGGTTCTTCTACCGGATCTTGATCAACAACCGGCTCTTGATCTACAACAAGATCATTAGTTAGATCCGGATCTTTATTTTCTTTATTATTTGCCACTGATTTCTCCAATCTAATAAATGATTACGCTCGCTGGGCAAGCAGAGCAAGTGAAATGCTTCCAAGACCTAAGACAACTGCGACAGCTGGATTAAAGAACGCAACGATCACAGCCAATCCTAGAAATACAACAGAAAAAATGGCCGGCCACACCAAATCACGCAACCGGATAAGCCAACTAGACATACTAATCTTCTTTCTTCGGGGAAACTACCCCAAGTAGAGTTTGTGGCTCCGGATCATTCTTCCGGGCCATACGATCAGCATACAGGAATAAGATCCCATAAGAGATCCCATTGATCAATAAGATCGATCCAATGATCGCAAGTAAAAACCATAAAAGTTCCATTAGTCCACCAAATCTTCATCAAAAGTAGAATACCAATCATCTTTCTCAGATCCGTATAGGTATAAAACCTTAGCAATCGGCAGCAGCACAGCTACGGCCAGGATCAAAAAGATAAACACCCCTAGGGTGAATAAAAGGATTGTAAGGATCATAAAGAAATGATACCTTAGAAAAAACCCCCCTAGTTTATGACTAAGGGGGTTATCTACTACTAATCTCTATGCCTACGCCTAATAAATCTAGGCAATTCACTAATAGCAAGAACCAAAGCACCAAAGATTAGCAATAGACCGAGAGATAGTCCAACAAACATAGAGTTTGTATGACCGAGATGCTCACCAAAGTAAAATCCCATAATCACCGAACTACAACCGAGAGCCATTAGTAAAAACTTCATTAGTCATTTCTCCTTAGAGCATCAAACGCAAACAACAAAGTAAATCCTACACCGAGAACCATACCGAACCCAAAGTAATCGGCAAAGGTGTTTCCATTAGAACCAGCACCATAAGCGATTAGCATTACGCAACCAACCGAATAGACAAGTCCAACAAACGGAACAATAACAATACCAGCAAGTAATCTACGAACAAAGAACTTCATTTGTAATCTCCTTTCCTGAGATACTAAAAGTCTATACCACAATAAAGCAAACACACAAGTATTTATTTAGACCACTTTTTAGGGCAGTCCATATGGAAATAGGTAATAAGAGCCTGAGTTGGATCGGTAGTAGTAGCACCACACCACATACAAGACCAGCTCTCTTTTTTAGACTTCTTAGGGGACTTACGATCTGCCATTAGTTTCTCCTTTACTTTTTGGCGTTTAGGTTGTGAGCAATCCAAGATAACTTATGAGCAACGCTTACAAGCGTGCCACTAATACTTAGCAAGCGTTTAGCGATTTTCTTTTTCATTAGAACTCCTTGTGTTGTAAGTCTAGTGGATTAGGTGAGCAGTTTAGAACACTTGCTCAGGTGTTATCTCTTTCTATGAGATTGGCTTATGATAACTTTTCACCGAGAGCAGTTAGCAACTCGTAAGGTGAAACACGCAACTCTCGGCAAAGGGTAGCAAGCGTGTTTGACGGGATGTGTCGCTGATTGTGAAAGTATCGGCTAAGGCTAGACTTCTGTAAGCCCGTAGCGATTGCGAATTGGTTTAGGGATTGGTAGCCCTGACTTTCATACTGAGCAACGAACCACGCCCAAGTATCTACTTTTTTCTTTCCCATTTTGTTTCTCCTTTTCTAATCGGGAATAACTCAATCTAACCACAACTCAAACTTATTCGCAAGTTTATTTGTATCCGTGTTTGGATCGGTTTCCAGAGATCTCCAAGCTTCGGCCGGCCATAGCCTAGACACTACCAACTCGGGTTAGTAGTGTCTAGGGCTAGCAACCACTCAACAAAGTTAGGGTTGAACAGAACTAACTCGTGTCGCTTCTCACGCATTAGGTCAATCGCTTCTTGGACTTGGTATCCGTCAAGCATTAGAACTATCGCCATAAGTAAGCCAGACCTATTTAGACCTGCTTGGCAACGGACTAGCACCTTTTCCCCAGACTTCCAATCAGTAAAGATGTTGTAAGCGATACGCATAAATGCTTTTTCATCAAAGTCAGTATCAGCACTATCAAAGTATCCGTATCTAAACTCTTTTACTAACCAATCAACAGGGTTAGCGTGAGCATAGAAAGTATAAACGCTATCAAAGTTTCGCTTCTTGATAGAGATTAGGGGTCTATCAAACTCGCAATGCTTATCACCAACTCGGTCATCATCATCAGTTCCACCTAGCCAAAGGTTAGGCAGTATCTCACTCCAAAGTTCAGGCTTGGTGAACTTCTTAGTTTTTGCTTCGTCATAAGATTTTTCGTAGTTATTCATTTTGTCCTTTCACTAACTACAACCTAAATACTATTTGATTTATTCCCGAGATTAGAAATAATTTTGGATCGTGTTTAGTCAAACTCCCGAATAGATTTTGACTTGTTAGCCAAGCGTGTTCTTGCTCGCTTGCTTCGCTTATCAGCGTGAACGCCACTAGCGTTAGAGCGTGAACGCTCACGCAACATAATCTCCAACGCCAAAGCTTCGGCATTACGCCTTGCCTTATTAGCCTTGTTCATTTTCATTCCTTTCCCGAATGGCAGACACTCTAATCCTATCAGTTAGGGCAGACATAGCAAGTGGCGTGTCGCGGCCACAGATCAACCGGCAGAGATCTCTACCGGATCTCCCGGCCGGTAGAGATAATCCCCCTGGCGAATGATCCAGGGGGATTTTCTAAGTCGGTGGCAGATTAGATGTAATCGCTAAACGCTAGCAAAGGGTCAAAGGGTTCTGGCTTTTTCTTTACTCGCATTTTCTCAACATAATCGCTGTCTTTCCATTGCTCGGCTCCACAAGACGGACAAAGTAGTTCACCCGTTCTAGTTAGCGATTGCTCCCCGTAGAAGTGTCCACAAGCAACACAATCAAAGATGTAGATGTAGTGTTTTCTAAACCCGAACATTAGTTTCCTTTCCTAGTAGTTTTCGTTTAGGTATTCCATAAGTTCAGTATAACTCTTTCCAAGAGAAATCAAACTAATAAGTTGCTCATCCATAGCAAGTAAGTTTATGTCTATCAAGCTCTCACCCGAAAGCATAAGTAAGATTTTACCTACTGCTCCAATTCCCATTTCAGTTCCTTTCCAGAGAATTCCAGCAATTCGTTTTTCTGCTCATCGGTGAGCATAGCAAACGCCATACCAGCAAGATACGCATAAGCGTTATCCTCTTTATCAGTTTTACCTGTCCTGATTAGGTTGTCGATAATTTGTTTTGCTAAAGTATCCATTTGGTTCCTTTCTTATTCGTTGTCTAGTTTATCAGGTTCATCGTAGTTATCGTGCCAGATTTCATCTGGTATCGCCCAAATAGTTTCTAACTCCATAAGTCGCTGGTTCAGCACTCTTAGGGTTTTGTTTTTTGGTTTTTCTAGCCAAGTTGGATCGTTTGTTATGTCGCTGATTACTGCCTTGTAAGCGTCTGCTAGTTCCAAGGTTGTTTCCTTTCATCCGTGTATCTAAACATTACCACATTTGATTATTTTACAAAGTTTAGATCGATCGGTGTTGATTATTTTTTTCTTTTCTTTTTATCGCCAATTGCGACAATAATATCAACTTCGTAGAAGCGTTCTACAACTTCTCTTGCTGTTTCCCAAGTAGATAGTTCGATGTAAGTTCCATTGTGCATTTCCACAAGTTCATCAGCAAGGCGTTCTAGTAGTTCATCGCTACTTAGGTGTTTTACATACTTAGCCATTAGTTAGTTTCCTTTCGGGATTAGGGGTTTCAGTTTATAGCAAACTTGCGACATTAGGCAAGATTTATTCCGGCAAGTCTGGATCAAATTTGTAAAGCTTCTTTACTCCGGATTAGTCTGCTTCTTTAGAACTCTAACTCTCCGGCTAAGTCTAAGGTTAGGTTGGAATGGAATTAGTCCGGCGGCCATCGCCAGGTACACAAGTTCGTAAAGCTTCCGTGTCTGGAACTTGTCTAGTTCAGCGATCTGTTCAGGCGTTAGTTTAGTTCTCACTCTTGCTCACTCTCGTCAATAGGAAACGCTTGTCTAAACGCTTCATCTACTTCGGGGTCAAAGAGCCACTCCAAGAAACCCCTAACACCACTCTCGGTGTTCAGGTCAAACTTAGGGTTCAGTAGTGGGTTCTGGTCTGGGTCTGGGATTTGATTAGTCATTTACTTCCTTTCAGTAAATAGAACCAAGTTTATTTAGGATTTATTCCCGATTTGGATTTTATTTTTCAGTTGTCGCAACCTAATCCGTGTTGTCCCGTGGGTCTTACACCACTTCGGGTGCTTACACGGAACTAAGACAAGTCGCCTTTCGCCGAATGGGTCTTTATCTTTCAGTAGTCCAAGGGCAAACAATTCGGCTTTCTCGGCATCGCCTTTTTTCTCAACAAACATAACTTTCCTTTCCAATAAAGATAACTCTATCAACCTTGGATTTATTCCCAAGTATTTCAATAAGTTTTGATCGGCCGGCCGGTGAGCTTAGCCACGCAGATACGGAAACACCCCCAACCAGAAAAATAGAGAAAACTAGTTAGGGGTGTTCCTTTATAGGAAAGGAAACTACTGACTTGGTGAAACATGAAAAACCAAGTCGGGCAAGTGAGATACTCTCGAACTTGCTTATTGCTAGGTTAGCAAATAAATAACAAAATAGCAACACCAAAAGCAAAAAACCGTAGCAATTTAGCTACGGTTTTTCGCTGATTTGGATCTATCCAGCAAACGCAGGTTTTTTGTTTGATACCTGATCAATGACCCTTACAAACCGGATCTGACTATTTTTGTAGTCAGATAGTGGCTGTATGATCGTCGATCTTGCTCCGTAATGAGCGTTTATGATCTTTCCATTACCAATATAGATTGCTGAGTGGTAGAAGCTATGACTGCCCTTGTAGGCAAACACAACCACATCTCCAGCTCGGGGGTTGGACACACGCTTACCAATATGCGCTTGCTTATCGGCAGAATGAGGGATTTCTAGGCCGAACCTTTGGTAGGTCCAGCGAACTAATCCTGAGCAGTCCCAACCCCTTGGAGAAGATCCGGAGAACACATAGGGTGTTACTCCAACCTTAGTCCGTAAGTATTTGATGACTTGCTTCATCCGGACAGTATTGCGATGAAGCTTCAACGGATCGTCAGAATACTTATTCGCAACACTATTTTTCTGATCCGAAACAACCATAGGTCTATGATCGTATCCGGACGCAGCTGATGAACATCCAACTAGCATTAGGAGCACACTAGTTATTGTGATGAACCTCTTCATTTGGCGACCACCTTTCCTTGCGTTAGTACAGGTCGTTTATTGTCGGGTCTCCCGTCACATTGATCCGAAAACCAATGTGTCTAAATTATAAGGGCCAATTAGATCTACAAACAACATTTTTGATCAATTTTTCCGAAAAAATAGCAAAAACCCCTGGAAAACCAGGGGTTCTTACATTGACCGGAGATTTCTACTCTGCCGGTGTGTTCTCGGCGATTTGCTCCTTGAGCCAAGCTAACGCAGCCTGCCGGCCCTTTACTCCGCGACCGAAAGTCTTGTAAGCGTCAATGTTGAGCAACCGGCCCAATGACTTCATAGCCGGTTCGCCAAAAGTCATCTTTCCGTCTGTGCTGATTTCAAACTCCAAGTTGATAACTAGGATTTCTGCCTGTAGTGAGTTCATTTGATTTCCTTTCGCCTAACTACATAAAAAGCCTACACCAAAAACTAAAAAACACAAACATAAAAACATAAATAGATCTGTTTCTATGTTTGTGTCGTTTAGTGTTTGTTAGATACTCCACGCACCAAAGTCGGTATCGGCAGCGATACGCCTAGCGTTCATCCACGCACTTTCTCCATAAAAGTATGTGACTTTCTTGGTGACTTTGTTTCTAACTTTCCAATAGTCTTGCTCGAATACCGCAGTTCCATAACTAACTTCCACTAGGTCGCTGTTATAAGCAACTGTCCATTCTTTCACTAGACTTACGCTTGGCTTAGCCATTTAGTTTCCTTTCGGTTGATTATCGATAATCTGTGTAAATAGTTTATTGACTACCCTGTCCATATGGCAAGGGTCGCATAGAAAAGATTCGCTCGGTAAAAGCTCCGTTCGGCAGTCTAAACAGGTTCGCACTATTTCAGCGCCTTTCTAGTCTTTCTTAGCGATACCAATTCCTTTACATCGCTAATGCCGATATTGTCTAAGGCAGATACAACTTTGTAAGCAATTTCTAATGACTTGTGTTCGGTTGAGATAGGGGCTAATACTTTGGTCGCAACTTTGGCAACAATCTTGGCAGTAATAATTTCGGCTAGCATTTATTTCCTTTCGTAGAATTACAGACTACATTACACCTAAGACATTTCGCAACATTTCACCAAACTAAATTGGATCGTGTTGTAGAGATCTCTAAGCTTGGTGAGCAGATAGGCTACGGCCTATCTGTCGAAAACAGTATCTAAAAACTCTTGCTTTGTATAGACAACTTCTCGATAGACAACATTTCCGTCGTCAGCAGAAATAATAATTGCTTCATTGTCGTCAGCGAAAAATCGGTTCTCTCCCACGCTAATACCGAAACTTAGGTTTCCGTCATAGTTAGCCCGTGTAGAAAACTCATAGAAAAGTTGAGCAGTTAGATAAGCAGGGTCGCCAATTCTATCTGTTCTCGATAAAACATCTACTACGGCAAGCACATTATCTGTTCCTGACCAGTGGCCGTAAAGGTGGATAGGTTCGATAAAGTCTTTGCTTGTTACAATAATTCTTGACCTGTCGCCCATTTGGATTTCCTTTCATTCGGGACACTAAAAGACTACACCTAACCTAAGACATTCGCAAGCGTGTCGCAAGCCGGCCGGAGCTGGATCAAAAAGTTGTCCCCCGTTAGGCGCTAACATAACGGGGGACTAATTTGGTCGTACACCTAAGCAGTTGTTGTGAACATTATTAAGTTATTTATACTTAGATGTTTGTCGCGGTTGCGACTAGAAAACTCTACCAAAAATTTTATTTATCGGCAAGCTTAGAGATCTTATGAATAAACCCCCGGTGTATTTCAACCGGGGGTTTACCAGAATTATTTATTCTGGCAATTCATCCATAACTTGAATTGTGAACAGCAACCCATTCTTCAATTCTGTTTTGGTTGGCATTCTTCCAAACTCTTCTTGGAATGTTTCAATCACTTGGTCAACAGCGTGTCCAATAATGTCTGCTGGGGTATCTCCCCAAACTCCGGTAACTTCTTCTTCAGGAACTTCCCTAAAGATAATTGAGTTTGAACCTTGCATTCTCCAATAACCCATTTTGATTTCCTTTCGTTAGGTTATGTATAAACTCTACACCATACCCCAGACATTTCAAGTATTTATTTACAGATCTCTAAACAGCTTCGGTAAAGACTAACCCCCGATAAACTATCGGGGGTTAGGTAAGGTCTAAACAGATTAGGCGATTTGGTTCTGCCAATACTCTCTAATCTTTGCGATTTCTTTCGCTTCTGCTTCTTTCTGCTCTCTCATTTCTGCTTCGTGAGCATTACAGACAATAGTAGCCATTAGGTCAATAGCGAAAGGGCTAGCCATTTTATCGGTAAGAATATAGTCAATCTGCTTTACCAAACTCTCGATTTCGTAAACTGCCTTTGGCTGAACTGAGTAGTGTGAAGCGATTGCCATTACTAGTTTCTCTTTTAGTTCCATGCTCGGTGTTTCCTTTCCGTAGTTTCTGGCTTTCTGCCATTACCTAAATACTAGCATACCCATACGGAAACTTGTCAAGGTTTTTATAAATATTTTTTGGCGTGTCTATTGGATCAGGATCAAGTTAGCATCCGGATCAAGATCTGAACCGGCCGGTGATCCGTGAAGCTGGCCAGAAACAACAAACCCCCTGCGTCTCCGCAAGGGGTTATGTAGTGAATAGGTGGATTGCGTTTTACCACCAGTGCCTAGTCAATTCGGTTCTCATAGATCCGCTTTTGAGCACACCCGCCCTTTACCCGCTAAGGTGAACCGCTAAGTTCAGGCGTTGCCTTGTCTGACCCATTTGACGTTTCAGACTATTCAGCCATACTCCAAGTTTCCTGTCGGAACCTTGTTATCTCAATAGTATATGAAACAGGCATTTACCGCAAATCAAGACACGCTAATTTGATAACAAATTTATAACGGATCTGCAGCCCTGATCAGCTTCGGATCTAGCCTGGTAGATCCGGCTAGGATCTCAGCTTAGGATCCAGCTCAGCTGCTCCGGAGGATCCGGCCGGCCAGGATCATTGGACAGATCTAAATTTAGCTTCCCCCCGATCCATAAAGTAAACCCCTAGTACTTTGTACTAGGGGTTACTTCGGCAGATTACTTATTCGCCACGCTTACGGGACATCAACATCCCGAGCATTCCAACCATAGCCAACCAGTCCAGTCCTTCATTGGTAAGTCCAGTTGGTTCACCTTCGGCAGTAATGCCACCAGTAAATACGATAGTTCCAGCGATAGGGTGTGGATTTTCCAAACAATCAAACGCAACAGCGTAAGCGATAGTTCCAACAGGGTTGATTGGTAAGTTGTGGATTAGTCCTTCTTCATTGACCCACATAGTTACCATAGGGTTTAGTCTAACCATTTCCACATAGCCACCAACTTTGTCCTTCATAACTTCATACCAGTCGGTAGATAGTTGTAGTTCGGTTGGTTCTAGTTCGGTGTTTGTTACAACTGCTAAGTTACTCATTTGATTTTCCTTTCCGTGAGTAGTTCCAGTTTATAGCACGCCAGCGACATTTGGCAACATTTATTTTCCGTGTCGCTAACAGATCTCTAGCCTAAGCTAAGCGAGCGATTACTCGCCTAGTTCTTTTAGTTCTTTTTGTAGTTGGTCAAGTTCGCTTTTGATTGTTAGGGCGTATTCTTTGTTGGCTCGTAGCCTTGTAATAATGTTGTCCAAGTCCATAGATAACTTTGCTAACTGAGTATCATCGGTAGGGTCGATGTTTCTAATCTGGGTAATGATACCTTCCATTAGCGACAAGATACCTACGCCATCAAGTCTAACTTTTTTGATTTTCTCATTTAGTTCTGCTAAACGCTCTTGCATTTTTTACCTTTCGTGGTTGATAACTTCATACTACTAATAACTGCCGACATTACAAGTTTATTCCCAAGATTTTCTAGAAATAATCCGGACAAACTTTTCTCCCCGGTCATTGATCATTTCGGCCAGGTCGTAATCATCTCCGGTAAAGATTCGGCCAATTCCATCCGGGCTATAGAAATGAATGGTGCAACCGGGCAGACAATAAATAACTTCGGTGTTCCATTTCTCGTAGTCGCCGGCGTCAAGCTGGTCATCGTCTAGAACTAATGCAATGTTTGGTGATTTGTGATTATTCATAATTTCCTTTCGTCAATGAAATCTTACCAGGGCCGGCAGACATTCGGCAAGAATGAAACCCCGCCACACGATCTCTGGCGGGGTTTATTCAAACTTTATTCTTCTTCTTCTTCTTCTTCTTCTTCTTCTTCTTCTTCAACTTCTTCAACTTCAATACTTTCAACGCTGTCGTATTCAAGTTGAGGGTCATCTCCGTAGTAAGAAGACCAAGCCAGTTCTTCGGCTTCGGCTTCGGTGTTGGCTTCAATTTCGCCTGAATAATTTACTTGGATTTTTACATAGAACTTTGGCATTTGCCTACTCCTTTCCCGAGTGGTTTCAGTTTAGCGTAGTTTTTTATTTTTACGCAAGTTTATTTTGAATTATTTTTTGGCGTGTCTTCCAGAGATCTTTCAGCTGCAATTAGTTACCGGGGTAACTAATTTATGATCCGCGGAGCTCCCCCGAAACTGCCTAATCACTTAGGCAGTTTATCGGTAAGCATAACTAACGCTAGGCGATACGCTTCACGCTTCATCAGTGCTTCATCTTGCTCAGGTTTGTGTTGTTCAGCGTGTTCGTCAGTTCCGTCAGTTGTCCAGTTCATTCTGCTAATACTTTCGATAACCCATTCGGCATACTTATTGGCAACTGTGCCGATAGCCCTTGCTAAGTTGTAGGGGTTCTCAACCTTGTATACATTTTTGATAATGAGTTCAGCGTATTCTTGTGGTGTAGTGTTCATTGATTTACCTTTCCAGTATTTACCTTACACTACTAACAACCAGTTTGCTAATCTATTTATTCCCGAGATTAGAAATATTTTTTAGAGATCTCTCGAGCCCCGGCCGGTAAGTAACCCCCAGGGCAGCTAATCTCTGTGGATCAGATTTGCCCCAGAGAAAGAGAAATCCCCCGAGTCGCGAACTCGGGGGAAATCTTTGTACTCGCGCGAGTACCAACTCCATTGACGGCAGGGAAGTCCAGACACTCGTATTTCTATTCGACTAGCTTAACTAGTATGAGCTGGTGAATAAGAATCCATAAGCCGTTACATTTGCCGTGTGGAGTTGTTAGTACTATCTAAGCATAGATTCGCGATGTTTGTCAACTTTACGGCATTTATTAGATAACACTTTTGTTACCAAATTTGATCAGCTCGTTCGGGCCCTAACGATTATTCGTTTGGATGCGAACGATTATCGTTTGGATGCGAATGAATATTTGCAGCCAGCTCCGGAATCTTGTGGATCATAATCGGCATAAGTGGAAACCCCCAGCGTATTCACGCTGGGGGTTTTTTGGTTAGGGATTAGGGCAGACCTAACCAAACCTAAGCCATAGGGCTAACGCAAGCCCATTGGACATTGATGTCGCCTTTTTCATCAACGCTCTCAAAGCAGATGTTCAGGGTTCCGTATCCACCCTTAGTCATCTTTACAACAATCTCAACCACTAACCCACTTCTGCCATTCGGCGTGATGTAGGTGTCGCCTAGCGTTGGCATAGCAACTTCGGCGAACTTGGTGCGCTCGGCGTTTAGTGGTAGTAGTGTGGTTTGTCCAGCCATTTTGGTTTCCTTTCATTCGGGGACATTTCTAATCTTATAGTAGATAACCGACAAAGCGCAAGATTTATTCCAACTATTTTATTTCGGCGTGTCGGCAAACAGATCTCTAAATAATCATTCGGGTCCGAATGATTATTATTCGTTTGGATGCGAATGATTTCTGCCCGGCCGGTGCAGCTCGATCCACATAAAGATATCCCCTTGCTAGCCGTAACTAACAAGGGGAGTCCAGAGATCGTGTGAAGACTAATAATCTTCGTCTTCGTCTTCTTCGTCTTCGTCTTCTTCATCGCACTGACCAGCGCACCATTCTTCATCGCAAATCTCGCAAGGTTCGGTTTCTCTCGCACCTTGCTCAATTAGCGTGGTGTATCCAGCGTTCGGGTCGTCGTGGTTAGTTTCTACTGCTTGGATAAACTTCAGGGCGCAAGATTTTGCAAACCATTCTTTTAGCGTGGCAAGCATTTCATCGTGGCTCATCTCTTCGGCACTTCTAATCTCGTCGTATTCCAAGCGTCGCATTTCTTCCAACTGCTCGTCGTCCATAAGCACATAGATTTTGTGGCAAGTATCAAAGGCGATACCCTTAGCACCAACTAAACCTAAATCTACTTCGTCCCAATTGATAACTGACATTTCCATTTCCTTTCGGTAGCGATTTTGCTACAAGTCCAGATTACACTAACCAGCAGACAAATCGCAACATTGATTTTTTGTATTTTATTTCGGCGTGTTGTGAAACAGATCTCTAGGCCAGCTCACCTTATCGGTAATCTGTCCTAACGATAAAGATAAGGTTTAGAACTTCACGCAAGCGTTCCAAGTATTCTTGGGATTTTTCTGGTGAAGCAACTACTAGGTGGCAACCAGCAAGTTCTTGGATTTGCCTATTGTTTTCACATTCGGCATAAATCATTGCTAGGGTTGCTTGGGAGTATTCGTCTCTACCCCCAGCCATTCTCATAACTTCTTCAAACGCAAAGTTTGTAATCGTATTAGCCATTTGATTTCCTTTCCGTAGGGGCTAACTAAATCCTATAACTAACCACAGACATTTAGATAGGTTGCCCACAGTTAGAACATTCGGCGTGTTCTTCGCAATCGCAATCATGCGTGTAGAAGAACGGATCGTTCTCGGCGTTAGACACTTTCCAAGTGTCTGGTCCAGACTTACCACAATAACCGCAGTAGTCATTTTCTTTATCTTCTGCCATTTGATTTCCTTTCGTATGGTCT